GGCGGTGACTTTACCGCCTGCCCTATCGCTTATGTGTACGGAGATGCTGTGTTCATCCCTGACCTTGTGTTCAACAATGGCGATAAGACCGTGACCAGACCGGAAGTCGTGGGCAAAATCATCCAGCGCAAAATCAACGTAGTGCGTGGCGAAGCCAACAACGGTGGTGACGAATATTGTGACGTGGTAGACAGTCAGCTTCGGCAGCAGGGGTATCACTGCTCTGTCCGTAGCCAGCGTGCGCCAAGCGGACAAAGCAAACTGTCAAGAATCATCCAGTATGCTCCAGATATCAAACGGTTCTATTTCCTTGACGAAAAACACCAGTCAAAAGAGTACAAAGCGTTCATGGAACAGGTGACGATGTTCACGCAGCTTGGCAAAGTTCCGCACGATGATGCACCGGACAGTCTGGCACAGCTTGCCGATGAATTGTATAACGGAATCAGTAAAATTGAGCCTGTCAAGAGGCCTTTTTGATTAAAAACACAATATATTGTGTTCGCTGGGTCTATTTATTTGATTTCACCACTTGACAAGGCTTATAATGTACGCAGGAAGTTTTGCAGCTTCCCTTAAAGGAATAGCTTGCACGCGGGGTTTTGTCATTTTACTCGTGTGCGTGTCAACAAGCATATTCCTCCTTTCACCGGTGGAGGTTTTCTCACTCTTTCGCCTTCACCGGACTTTATATGTTGCGTTTCCGATTGATTGGGGAATGCCAGCCTGTCTCCCCCATGGCTGGCAAGCAACGGTTCGATTCCGTTACGCAGCACAACCAACCACCTAGCTTTGCATGGACTTATTCTCCAAAACCTCCACCGCTATTCCCGGCTCTCAATGTGATGTTTAGGCATGACATTGCAAAGAGCAGCGGTTAACCAATCAAGCCGGGTTTCTATGTTGCATTAGCTCAGTCAGGCTAGAGCATCCGGCTCATAACCGGACATACATTGGTTCAAATCCATTATGCAGCACCAAAATTGCAGCTTACCCGTTTTACGTCTGTCCGACAACTGAATGTAAAGGCTGCAATGGTTTTCTTCGGGCGAAGAATAGCACGGCTGGAAGTGCGAACAGTTTCCCAGTAGCTTCTGACAGGTCTGTGCTCAACAGCCTGTTTCCAGAAATCCAACGAAAGGAGCACAGATGGTAGCAAAAGTCAGATGCAAGCGTCCTCGAAAAGACGCAAACGGCAATCCTTGCGATTGTGGGCGTTATCTTGGCGAAGTGGAAGGTAAGTTCTCCCTTCTGTGCCCTCTTTGCCATTGGATTACAATTGGAGATTCCAACCTTCCAAAAGATACATGGGTCTCCGTACCAAAATTTAAAAACTGAATAGCTTTTGAAGCGCAGTTGTAAGCGCAGTGAGATAGACCTTAACAGGTTTGTCTTGCTGCGCTTTTTATTTTGCCGGAAAGGAGGAACGCATGGCTGAGTATCAGATAGTCGTTGACGGCTTTTTGAATAATCCGCTGACCGGACGTAGACCGATTGAAACGCCGGAGACGGAAATCAATCGGGCGAACGTGCTGAAAGTGGTCATGGGCAAGGCAGAGCCTATTCATCTGCTGAACAAGAACGAGATTCGCTTTCTGCACAACTACTACTTAGGCAGTCAGCCTGTCCTCCATCGCACGAAAGAATACCACGCTGAAATCACCAACCGCATTGTAGAGAACCATGCCAACGAGTGCGTGGGCTTCTACACAGGGTACATGAGCGGCACTCCCTGCTCTTATGTGCGGTCTGAAACGGCAACTGGTGACGGTGAGGAAATTGCCCGCCTGTCCAATGCCTTGCAGTATGAGGGCAAGGATGCGCTTGATCGGCGGCTCTGGCAGTGGATGTTGGAGTGCGGACAGGGATATCGCATTGTTCTCCCTGACAAGGGGTACAACGGCAACTACCCGGACGAAACGCCCCTTTTGGTGGATGTTCCTGACCCGGATATGGCGTATGTGATTTACAACTCCGGCATCGGTCACAAGCCCATTGCTAACGTGCTACATATCCCACGCAATTATCAGAACGATTTGAATGACCTGATTTGCGTGTACACGCCAAACCAGTACTTTGAAATCGACAACGGCAAAGTCACAAAGTCGGAGAATCATTCCCTTGGAATGCTGCCGATGGTCGAATACAAGCTGAACCCGGAGCGGATGGGTTTGTTTGAACCCGCTATCCCCGTCTTGGATGCCATCAACGACCTTGAAAGCAACCGTCTGGACGGTGTGGCACAGTTCATCCAGTCCATCATGGTGTTTACTAACTGCCTTGTGGACGAAGAAGCCTTAAAAGCTGTTAAGGCTATGGGCGCAATGTGTCTGAAGTCATCTTCCGGTCAGCCAGCTTCGGTCGCACAGCTTGCAAATGAGCTTGACCAGCAGCAGAGCCAGACCCTGCTTGATTCCATGTTGAATGTATACCGCAGTCTGACTGCCATGCCTAGTGCCACTGGCAGCGAGAATGCAACATCTGACAACGTTGGCGCAGTTATTGTCCGTAACGGCTGGAATCACACCGAAGCAAGAGCGCAGCAGTACGAGAATATGTTCAAGTTCGCTGAACGCCAGAGCCTGTCTGTAATGCTGAAAATCCTGCGTGATACGGCTGGTTCTAAGTTGATGGCAAGTGACATCAACATCAAACTGCCACGCCGTCAGTACGATAACCAGCAGAGCAAGGTTCAGATTTTCGCGCAGATGCTCAGTCAGAGCATTGACCCGCAGCTGGCGTTCACTACGCCCGGTCTGTTCCCTGACCCACAGGCTGCTTATGAAATGAGCAAGCCCTTCCTGATTGCCGCTGGCAAGTTGGGCGAGGACGGGAAAGCACCGAAGCCGCAGGAACAGCCGACAGACCATATTGCCAACAACGGCAAAATGGTTGGCGAACAGACTAATGCAAAGGAAGAAGAGCAAAAATGAAGAAGCTGTTTATTTCCTGCCCGATGAAGAATCGGTCGGAAGAAAATATTCGGATGACGTTTGACCGTTTGCACAAGATTGCCGAAGCAGTGTACGGTGAAAGCCTTGAGGTTATCCCTACCTATATCGAGGATAATCCACCTAAGTGTAAAACCGAAGGGCTTTGGTATCTTGGCAAAAGCATTGAACTTCTCGCACAGGCTGATTATTTTATCGGCATTTGCGGCGATAACGCCTTTCGGTATAACGGCTGTACTGTAGAAGTTGATGCTGCAAAGTTGTATGGCGTTCCGGCCTATCTTGTTCCGACCGTTTTCGCCGCTCCTGATGTTGCGAAGCAGGAACTGGTTTACAACGGCGCAGGGGAACTAATCAACTAAAAATCAATCCGCATAAGCGGGCTGATATATTCCGGCAGGGAAGCCGGGATACAAATTTCGCAGCGTTGCAGGGAAGCAACGGTAAAAAAACGCAGGAGGAAATTAACGATATGAAACTCAATGTGTTGCTTGGTGATGCCTACAAAGAGGGTATGACCGCCGATGAAATCATCTCTGCGCTTGAAAAGGTTGCAGACCCTAACGCAGAGGTTGAGAAGCTACGCAACGCCGTGACAAAAGCCAATGGCGAAGCTGCTGAATACAAGAAGCAGCTCAAGGCAAAGCGTACCGATGACGAGAACGCCGCGCAGGAACAGGCTGACAAGCTGGCAGAGATGCAGAAACAGATTGAAGCCCTGACTGCCGACAAGGAAAACCTCGTCAAGGAAAAGACCCTTGCATCTTACCGTGAGAAGTTCGTTGCACAGGGTTATGACGCTGAACTTGCTAATAAGGCTGCGTCTGCACTGGCTGACGGTGACATGGACAAGGTGTTTAAGTTCCAGTCGGAATTTATGACCGCCCACGACACCGCTTACAAGGCTTCCCTGCTGAAGGATATGCCCACACCTCCGGGTGCGGATGGCAAGGGCGGCTCTGACAGCGAAGGCGTGGCATTTGCTAAGAGCCTTGCACAGCAGAACGCAAATGTTTCTAAGGCATCGAGTGACGCAATGAGTGCTTTCCATTAACAAGGAGGAAAACATGAAGTTTACCCGAAACACGGTCAACGGAATCAACGATACCATCCTTGCTTCCAATGACTACACCGCCATCCCCTTTACCGTGACCGAAGCTGCTGCGGTTAAGGCTGGCTATCCCATGACGCTGGCTGGCAAGAAGGCAACTTCTGCCACCGCAGACGGCATTCTGTTGTATGATGTTGACCCGGCAGAGAACCCCAATGCTTCCCTGCTGATTCGTGGCGTTATCGACACCAAAAAGGCTACCGCAAGCTCTGGCTTCACCTATGATTCTGATACGATTACTGCGCTCAAGACTGCCATTCCTGGCATCTTCTGCCGTGACAACATCAGCGTGAACGCTTAATAGGAGGTAAAACAACATGGCACTGAATCTTAAGGAAGTCTTTGCCCCGGCTGCGATTGCCGCCTATTGGACGAATGACCCCACCAATGCGATGCCCTTTGCATCTGATGCACTGTTTCCCGCCAAGAAGAAGGCCGGTCTCGACCTGAAGTGGCTGCGTGGTCACAAGGGCGTTGGCGTTTCCCTGATGCCCAGCGCATTTGACGCAAAGGCTACGTTCCGCACCCGTGAGGGCTTCAAGTTCGATGAGACCGAGATGCCGTTCTTCCGCGAGGGCTACCATCTGGGCGAGAAAGACCGTCAGGAAATCCTGCGTGTTCTGGACAGCAACGACCCCTATGCCCGTGATGTGATGAACCGTCTGTACGATGACACCGCACAGCTTATCACTGGCGCTCGTATCGTTCCTGAGCGCATGATTTGGCAGCTGCTGGCTCCTGCCAATGGCATTCCCGGCATCACCATCAAGGCAAACGGCGTGAACTACACCTACAATTACGACCCGGACGGCACTTGGAAGTCCACCAACTACAAGGAAGTCTCTGTCGCAAAGTCCAAGTGGAACGTTGCCACCGCCACCCCCATTGCTGACCTGAACGCCGCAAAGGATGCTGTTCTGGCAAGCGTTGGCGAGGTCGTGACCGAAGTGTACATGAACACCGCCACCTTCCGCAACATGATTGCTGCGGACGAGGTGAAGAATCGGTTCATGACCGTCACCGCAAAGGCAAACGCTGTTCTGCTGGATGCCGAAGCACGGCAGATTATCGAGTCCGCAACTGGGCTGACCATCCATCTGTATGACAAGATGTTCAAGGCAGACCAGTACAGTGCAAGCGAAAAGTACCTGCCCGATGGCATGGTGGTCGTTGCTCCTTCCGGCGCTCTGGGCAGCACTTGGTACGGCACTACCCCTGAGGAAGCAGACCTGCTGTCTGGTCAGTCCGGCGCATCCGTGTCCATCGTGAACACTGGCGTTGCCATTACTACTGAGCTGACCATTCATCCGGTCAACGCCAACGTCTATGCTTCTGAAATCGTCCTGCCGTCCTTTGAGCGCATGGACGCTGTGTACTGCATCAAGGCTTACTAAGGCGAAAGGAGGAAAGCAGCATGGGAGATCAGTATTCCGAAGCGGCAGTCAAGCTGGGGCAGTACATCGCCCCTGCACTTGACCGTGAAATCACGGACGAGGACTACCCACTCTTCGACCTGCTGCTTGATTTTGCCAAAGACAAGATATTTGCGCAGGGCTACCCTTTCGGTAACAGACCGGACGAGCTGCCCTCGCAGTATCAGTCGTTGCAGATACGCATTGCAGCGGAACTGTACAACCACATCGGCGCAAACGGACAGACGAGCTACACCAACAATGGCATTACTCGTGTGTGGGAAAGCTCCGATGTAGCACAGTCCCTGCTGAATGAAGTGGTTCCGAGAGTAGGTGTTATCGGCTGATGTTCAATGGAAGCCCGCTGGACAAGCGCCCGCTGTGGTATTCGAACCCGGTTGGCGAGAAAACGCCTGTTGTGGACGAGTGGGGAAACGAGACTGGCGAATCCGCATACGAATCGTGGAGTGAACCCGCAAAGCTGATGCTAAATGTCAGCCCGCCTACTGGTTCTGCGGAAGCAAACCCTTTTGGAGCGTTCACGGATTATAGCTACGTTGTTAGTTCGTCCAGCAAGAAGCGCAACACACCGCTTTATGAAGGCACACACGTCTGGTTCCAGACGGACGTTTCAAAGCCCTTCAATTACACTGTGGTCAAGGTCGCAGAGCATATCACAGATACGCTGTATGCGCTGAAAGAGGTGGCTGCAAGTGAAAATTAAAGTGAGGTTGAGCGATGCCGGACTTCGTGATGCGGAACGTCAGATACAGGAGTACAAGGCCACCCTGAACAAAAAGGCGCAGGAGTTTGCAAAGGCGTTGGCGCAAAAAGGCATTGACGTTGCGACTGTGCGGTTTGCTAACGCACAGTATGCTGGAGACAATGACGTAACAGTTGAGCACGACCCGGTACAAACGCCAAATGGCTTTGCAATCGTAGCGCACGGAAAGGCAGTTGCGTTCATCGAGTTTGGCACTGGCGCACATCACAACGGATATGGCGGAGAACTACCGCCCGGTGTTGGTGCACATGGCTCCTACGGCAAAGGGCAAGGCGCAAACCGCAGATGGTACTACTACGGCGAATCCGGCAATGCTGGCACACCTGTCAAACAGGTGGATGGAAAAGGCCAGTTGAATTACACTGATGGCAACGATGCAGCTATGGCTATGTGGGGAGCTGTTGAAGAAATGGCTTCTCAGGTCGAAGTAACGTGGAGGGAGGTTTGGAATAGTTGATCGATTATTTCAATTCCATTTTCACGGCTGTTGCTAAGGAACTGCGAAAGCAAGTTCCCGGCATCTTCGTTACCGGTGAAATCAATGACAGCAACGTCAAAAAGTTTCCTTGTGTGCAAATAGAAGAAAACAGCAATGTCCCAAAGCACCGTGATTCTGCAAACCACAGCAAATACGCCGCTGTTTCCTTGCGTGTGCGCGTCTACTCCAACAAAACAAGCGGACGCATTGAAGAAGCACGTTACATTTTAGATATTGTGGATTCCGTATTGGAACCGCTCAATTTCTATCGAAAGTCGTTTGCCCCGTTGAATGGGCTGTACAACAATTCCGTCTATCGGATTGATTGCAGCTACGGGGCAACAATCGGAGAGGACGGAATGATTTACCGAAACTAAGGAGGTAAACATTCTATGAGTACTGCTATCTCCGGTCTGAATACCACCCTGTATTGTGGCGACAGCGCAACCGCTCTTACGAAGCTGTGCGACATCAAGGATGTACCTGACCTGATCTCCGAGCCTAACCTTCTGGATGCCACTACTCTGTCTGACCCTATGCAGGTCAACATCTTTGGCATCATCCAGAGCGACACCAAGTCTTTCACCGCCAACTACAACAAGGCTGACTATACGAAAGTCAAGGCAGCTGGCTATGATGAGACTTCCGAGAGCAATGCCGTGAAGTACTATGCCCTGAAAATGCAGGACGGCTCTGGCTTCACTTGGCAGGGTATGCATCAGGTTGGTCTGTCCGGCTTTGGCGTGGACGAGGTTGTGGAAATGACCATCAACTGCATCTTCACCAAGAAGCCTGAGTTCAGCGAGACCCTGACTGTCACTGGCGGCTAAACCGCAAAAATCGAATCAATCAAACCGGGCAGAACTGAACAACGGATTTGGTTCTGCCCCTATTTATAAAGGAGAGCATTTATTATGGCTGCTAAGGTTATTAACTTTCATTCCCCCGATGGTAAGAACACTTACGAGCTGACTTTCACCCGTGACAGCGTGGAAGCTACCGAGCGTGCAGGTTTTCAGATTGGCCAGTATACCCAGATGACCAACCTGCTGTCCAACTCCCGTGCTCTGTTCTACGGCGCTTTTATCGCACGAAACAAGGGCATCAAGCGCAAGGTCGTAGACGAAATGTTCCAGCACATCGAGGATAAAGAAGATCTGATGGGCGTTCTGCTTGAGATGTTCATGGATGCTTCTAAGTCTCTGCTGGCAACTGACACTGAGGACAAAACCGCAAAAAACGCAACGTGGGAGATTGTGTAACTGCACAATCTCAAGAAACAGACGGAGAGGGGGAACCATTCTCCTTCTCCAAGCTGTTCCACGATGTAGAAGCCTATTACATCTCCATCGGCATGACCTACGACCAGTTCTGGTACGGCGATGTCTGGCTAGCGAAGGTCTACCGTGACGCAGAGGAGCTGCGGGAACGCAGAGCCAACACAGAAGCGTGGAGAAACGGCTTTTACATGGCATCTGCGCTTTCCTCTACGGTTGGCAATATGTTCCGAAAGAAAGGGTCTAAGCCTATCAAGTACATGGATAGACCGCTTCCCCTTACCCAAAAGGAGAAAGACGAGTATGAATACCAACGCGCAGTTGAGGCGCAGGAGCGAATCAAGAGAACGATGTTCTCTATGATGGAAAGTGATGGTGGTAGTGATGGCTGATGTTGATATTACGAGCTTATCCGTAGAGATTTCTGCGGAATCGCAGGGCGCAGAGCTTAATATCGACAAGCTCGCTACCGCCATTTCTAATTTGCGGACGAAAGGCAACGTCACAAAGGTTGTAAACAGCCTTGACAAGCTGTCCGGTTCCATTGCAACGCTGAAACAGGCATCCGCTGGAATGTCAGGGCTGGACAAAATCACCAGCTTTCTAAATGGACTTTCCAACGTTAACCCGACCGCAAGCGCAAAGAGCATCAACACGGTCGTGAATGCAATCAAGAAGATTCCAGCGGCTGTGTCTGGTTTGAACGGCGTGGACTTTTACTCCATGTCCGGGAGCATTACTCAGCTCACTAGCGCTTTGGCTCCGCTGTCCATTCTGGATGCATCGAACCTTAAAGCTCTTGGCAGTGCTTTCAATGCGATCGGAAAGGTTCCTGACCTGACCGACAAGCTGAAAGCGACTGACCTTGATTCTTTTGCAAGCTCTTGTCAGAAGATTTCTGCTGCTCTTGCTCCCCTTGCATCTCAGCTTGACAAGGTGGGCAACGCTTTTGCGAAGCTCCCTCCGCAGTTGAGCAAGGTGGTTACACAGGCTAACCGTGTGACTGCTGCCAACGAAAAGCAGCGCAAGAGCTATCTCAGTCTGTCCAATCAGATGAACGGCTTTATGCGGAACATGGCAAAGCTGGTTTCGTTGAAAGCTATCGCCGAGTATCTTGGCAACGCTGTTGCGAAGTTTAACGACTTCTATGAAGCAACAGACTTGTTCCATAATGCTATGGGCAATCTGAGCGGTGAAGCCGATACGCTCATTAGCAAGATGCAGGGTTTGCTTGGCGTTGATCCGACCAAAGCGATGACCTACATGGCTACCATCCAGAGCTTGGGCACTTCGTTTGGTCTGACCAGCGACAAAGCATATATTCTGTCCAAGAATCTGACCCAGCTTGCCTATGACGAAGGTTCCTATTGGAACAAAAACGTTGCAGAGACCTTTACCGCAATGTCCTCCGCAATCTCTGGCGAGATTGAGCCTATTCGCCGTTTGGGCGTTGACCTGTCTCAGGCACGGTTGCAGCAGGAGCTTCTAGCCTTGGGCTTTAACAAGCAGGTTTCTAGTCTGTCTCAGGCGGATAAGGCGGTTCTGCGTTACATTGCCATTATGAAGCAGACTGCCAATGTGCAGGGCAACCTTGCACAGACCATCCAAAGCCCTGCGAACCAGATTAAGATTCTGAAAGCGCAGTTAGATATGTTGGCGAAGTCTGTTGGCTCTCTGCTCTACCCTGCCATGAAATCCATTCTTCCCCCGCTGATTGCGGCCGTCCAACTTATCCGAGAATTTGTCCAGTGGGTTGCAAAGCTGATGGGTGTGAAGGTCGTGTTTACTGATTTCACTAAAAGCGCTGACAGCGTTGGTGGCATCGGTGACGCAATGGATGACACGGCCGATTCGACAAAGAAAGCCGCCAAAGCCCTCAAGGACTACACGATGGGCTTTGATGAACTGAACATCATTGACCCCACACAGGGAAGTTCTGGTTCTGGCAGCGGCGCATCTGCTGGAAACATCTTGGGCGATGTAGACCTGTCCGGCTACGATATGTTCAAGCAGTACAATGAAGAGTTCGCAAAGCAGATCGATGCTATTAAGCAGAAAATCAAGGATATGCTCCCCATCATCGGCGCTGTCACTGCTGCGCTTGCATTGTGGAAAATTGTTGATTTTTTGACAGATGTTGCGACCGCAATCTCCAAAATGACTGACTTGCAAAAGCTGGCTCTTTCAATTGCGACTGTTGTTATTGAAGCTTCGTTGGTATTTAGCTTTGCCAAAGGTTACGCTTCTACTGGAAACCCTCTTGAGCTTTTAGGTGAAGTGGTGTCTGCTGCGTTTGGTTCTTTTGTTCTTTGGCGCACAATGGGCGCGGATGGCATTACGCTTGGCATGGGTATCGCTTTTGTGGCAAGCCTTGCAGGTCTTACTTATGCGCTTGGTACCGGCGAAGCCAATCTTGGCGATGCAAGCACATGGATTCAGGCTGCTTTAACAACGGCATTCGGCTCTATTACTGGTATCACACTACTTACCAATCTTGGGGTAGCCACTGGTACAGCCGCAACGCTTTCTATCGGTCTTGCAGGTCTTATTACCTTTGCGGGAATTACATTCTCTCTTGGCGAAAAGCTGAAAGAATTTCCGGTTCTTGACACCATCATTGCTGCTTTGATGGGAATTTTTGGCGGTGTTGCTGGTGCTGGCGTTGCATTGCTTGTTGGCGCAAGCCTTCCTGTTGCTGGAGCCGTTGCCGCTGCTGGTGTCGGTATTGGCCTTGTTCTTCACTGGGCTGGTATCAAATGGGGCGCTAAAGAGAGCGGTGAAAAAACAGATGCTGCTGCAGAAGCCGACATTAAAATGCATTATGTCGAAAATGTTTTTGAGCAGCGCATTGAAGCCATCAAGCAAATTATCGTTACCAAGTGGAATGCGGCCATTGATTTTATGACTTCTCTTCCCGGAAAGGTTGGAGATGTCATAAATAGCATTGGCGAGTGGTTCAGCTCTCTTCCTGAAAAAATCGGCTATGCCCTTGGATTTGCCGTCGGCAAAATCGGGGAGTGGGTTGGAAACATGGTCGTTACTGTAACAACCGAAGTTCCAAAAATCGTTTCGTCTGTTGTTAAGTTTTTTGAAGAACTGCCGGGAAATATTTGGACTGCAATTCTCAAAGCTCTTGACGTTATTTCTAAATGGCGGGAGCGCATGATAGCTTTCGTTGTTATTGAAGTTCCAAAAATCATTTCGTCTATTGTCGGTGAGTTCAAAAAGCTTCCTGACGAATTGAGAAAGCTTGGCAAATTCATCTGGGATGGCCTAATCAACGGCCTAAAAGATGCATGGAGTACCGTTACAAATGGTATTAAGAGCTTCACTGATGGTTTTGTCAATGGCTTCAAAGATGCGCTTGAAATTCATTCTCCTTCGCAAGTGTTTCACCAAATCGGCGTTTATGTCGATCAAGGCCTTGCAAACGGTATCACTGCAGCACTTTCTTATGTTGAACAAGCTATGACCAATCTGGCAAACGTTGTTCAACAGAAGGGCAACGAGATGATTGACTATGGCGCGACCACTGCAACGAATTTTGTTGATGGTTTCTTCAATGGTCTGGACAGCAAGTGGCAAGAACTTGATTCCGGCTTGCAGAATGACTTCTTCGGCACAGTGCAGAATCTTTGGAATGCTGTGCAGAACGGCGACTTAAAAACAATTGGTACAACTGCCGCTGCTATTATCTGGCAGGCGATGGGAGAAGGCAACCGAAATCAGGTAAAAGCATATGCACAAAGCTTTATTTCCAACATTGCTGGAATTTTGAAGGATGCATCCAAAACCTTGTTTAACGAAGCGTTAAAAGTTGGCAAGGTTATCTGGAGCGGCATAACAAGCAATTTTGGAAAAATCGTAAAGAGCGTTTCCAATCTTGGAACTACGATTTCTACATCAATTAGCGCGTTGAAGGTGCCTTTAGCTACCACTGGCACTGCGATCAGTCAAGGCCTTTTCGGTGGTCTTGTAAGCTCTTTCCCTGAAATTTTTGCTGCAATGGGCGGCTTGATTGGAAGTGTTGGCTCTGCGTTTGTTGGCCTTCTTACTTCTATTGCCGGTGCGCTTTCGTCTACAGTTTTCGGCATTCCTGTAGCGCTTATTGTGGGCGCGGCCGCAATTGCCTTAGGCGCTGCGATTGCGGGTATTGTGAGCAATCTCGGTGGGAAATATTCAACTGACAATTCTTCTTACGTCGGAACCCCTGAATACGATGCTTCTACAGGTTCCACCACTTCTGCAAATGGATACTACAGCAATACATCATCCGGGTCAACAAGCTCTTCCGACCTGCAAGGCGCGGTTTACAACGGCTGCTATAATGCGTTTCTTGATATTTTCCAGCGCTATGGTGACGAAATTACCGGCGGCAAGGAAGTCAGGCTGTTCATCGACGGAAAGCAGATTACTGCTTCGGTCGAAAAGCAGCAGGCTGACCGTGGCGTGCAAATCATGGGTACGGAAGTGTATAGCTATTAAGGAAGGGACGGTGAATTATGCAAGCTCTTGTATCAGTAAACGGCGTAGATTTGCCAGAGCCTTCCTCTTATAGCGCAACGACTTCAACCATCGTTGATTTTGGCCGAAACGTGCAAGGCAAGGTTGTTGGCTCTGTGGTTCGGCACGATGTTGCAAAAGTGGCTCTCAAGTGGAACTACCTTACCGCAAAACAATGGGCTTCCGTTATCGGCCCATTCACTACAAACTTTTATTGCACGGTACGATTTTACAATCAAGCGACAGCTTCTTATTCCACACGCCAGATGTATGTTTCCGACCGAACGGCCGGAATGTGGCGAAGGGGCCCAAACACCGGAAATGTGATGGGCTGGACGGATTGTTCTTTGAGCCTGGTTGAGGTCTAAAGGTGGTGATTTTATATGTCTGTAAAGCCGTCCGATAAGTGGCTTTCACAATATAATAATACGCTTGTACCCGAAACTTTTATTCAGATTACTTATCATTCAGCTGATGATGCGGCGCAAACGGACGCTATTGCAAGTTCAGGTTCGCAAACCGTGTTTAGTAATGCGGCATCCATCACTGACCTGGACATTTCCACTTCTGGAAATTACGCGACTGCTGAAACTAATTTTTGGGTTTTAGATGGAAGCTTTGATATCGTCCCGAATTCTGAACCGTATCAAGAATGCGGCTATGTAAGCGGTGAATGCGTATCAAGCTCCAATCATCCAACCATCACATTTTCTTTTAGTAAAATCCACGAAGAAAAAATACCGGGTCTGACAATCATTTGGTCTGAAATTTTAAATGAATGGGCAAAATCATTTAAAGTTTCCGCTTACAAAGGAACCGCTCTTCTTTTGGAAAAGCAAATTGACAACAACGATTCCGCCGAAACTTCAATTGAATTTGAGATTTCCAATTATGATTTGGTTATTATTGAAATTCTTGAATGGTGTATTCCAAACCGAAGAGCTCGTATCTCGCAAGTGGAATTTGGACAACGTGTGAAATTTAGCAAAACAGACCTTCTGTCGTATTCCCATAAATCAAAGCGAGACCCAATTTCCGGTCAACTTTCCAAGGATTCAATTTCTTTTTCCGTTGATAACAGAGATCAAAAATGGAATCCTATCAACCCAGACGGTCTCTACAAGTATCTGTATGAACGCCAAGCTGTTTTTGTAAAGTATGGCATGGACTTGGACGGACAGACTGAATGGATTAACGGAGGTAAGTTTTACCTTTCTAGTTGGAACATTCCTTCTAATGGCATTACCGCTTCCTTTGAAGCTCGAGATGCTTTGGTGTTTTTAATCGATTCACTATATACCGGAAGGAAAAGCGGAACTTTATACGAAATGTGTTATGACGCTTTGGAACTTCTTGATGTTTCCGGTATCAGCTATTACATCAATGAATCTTTGAAGGATTATACAGCTGATTTTAACAACGGAAATTCTTCGTATAAAAACGCTGATGTGCTACAGCTTTCTGCTAACGCAGCCGGTATGGCTTTGTATCAGACAAGAAACGGTGAGATTCGGATTGACCGGGTTCCGTACCTTCCTGAAAACAAGTCCGACATTTATGAAATCACTGAAATCAATGATTATCAGTATCCGGAAATCACTTTTTCTAATAAGTTAAAAAACATCTCTTACTCTCTAAATGGAGTTTCGTCATTGTATCCGAATGGTGCTACTGGCGATGGCGTTACGCAAAGTGTAAATAATGCGCTTATCTCTTCTTCCGTCGTCTCCCAGCCAAAGAATGTTCTAACTGAAAGCTATAAAGTGCTTTCTAATCGTCAAAAAGCTACCCTGTCTTATCGTGCCAGCCCACACAACGATGCTCTTGATTTTGTCAAGCTCAATCATCAGTTTGGATATTCTTCTAACTTGTTGATCACGGATGTTTCTTACACGTTTAATGGTAGCTTCAAGGGCTCTGTTACCGGGTATATGATTGAAGATGTTGATTCGTTACAAATCGATGCTTCTGAGATTTACTTACATCCTTCCGACACGATCACGCTCACTGCAACGCTTACCCCTGCATCTGCCGATTCCCCTGTTATTGTTTGGAATGCATCTCCCGCTGGTATCGTTGAGCTGAATGTCATCAAGAACGAACGCGGCGTATCTGTCTGCAACGTTACGTATTTACACAGCGGAAATGCAACGATTACAGCTACAGTTGCGAGCCTTTCTGCTTCTTGCAATGCTACTGCGATTGCGGACGAGATTTCTAACCTCAAAGAAGGCGATACCGTTTATATCTCCGTCGCTGGCGTTTATACTGCTTTTCTTGTCTCAAAACATAATTACGAACCGGAATTAAATGGCAAAGGAAGAACGCTTCTTGCACTTAAAGACGCGAAAACAGAAAACATTGCGTGGGATAGCAAAATGACAACTCCCGCAGAGTATTCGACCAGCAGCATTGATGCCTTATTAAACGGAAACGTAAAAAATTCTTTTTCTGATTTTATGCAGAAAAAAATCGGCAAAACTACTTTTTATTATACCCCCGCGTTCAAAAAAAATGATTCTAACGAGTACGTACCTTCTGCTGTGTCTACTCTATCTCGCAGTATATTTTTACCTTCCGCAAAAGAAATATACTACGGATTTCCTGATAACAGTAGTTCTATTAACGAAATTTGGGGTTATGGATGCAACGTAGAAGGAAGCCCGCTCCCTACAGCAAAAGAACTTTTGAAAAATCCTTTTTTTATGATCGGAGACGATTACAACCCGTATGAGCAGTGGACGAGAACTCCCGTTACCCATCTTGAATATTGGGGCATGGGCCCTTCTGTTGGGGATATCTATTATCGTTCTATCGTTGTTTCAAAGTATTGGGACAAAGCACATCTTGGTAATTCTAATGACGAAGACGAATTATTTTTTTATGACTGTATCGGTTCTGGCAGCGATGGCCGCAAGTGCTATCATTACATGTTTACCGTTCCGAGCAATTTGCCTATCGGGTATCAAAACAGAGTTGAGGAAGAATAATTTATGGCTCGTTGGATTACAGACCGCACGCAATCAGATGTTGACCGCGTGAAAGAAATTACCGCAAAGGCAAGAACAGGCACGTGGACAAAAGCCGAACAATCGGAATGGCTTGCCGGAATGAAGGGCGCTTTAAGTTATACGGATTTCAACCGCATTGAATCCGGCATTCAAGAACTTGGCTCCATTGTTGGCGCATCTGTTTCTGTTCGGACTGATTGGACAGTCGATGGATATATGAAAGTCTCCGATGCAACACGTTGGTTTTCTAACATCAACTCCATTCGTGCTAAATGCTCTGGCCCATCTGGTATTGTAGATACGCCAGAAAGCATGAATAAACTCGATTTTTCAACGATGAATCAAATCGAGCAAATTTTGTTCGACATTGAAACGCTTGCTAAAACATACGTTACGTTTTCCGGTGAATACATGACAGGAGATGGACAATATGGTTTTTGAAGACCGTGTGGCGAAATATCCGGGTCGGTGGACAATGGTAAAATCGGATGGAACATCCGAAATTGTCACTCTTATCCGAAATGACGAGCCAACAAAAGAAGGAACGCCAATCAATGCATCCACTTTAAACGAGCTGAGTACTGTTGCGGGCGCAATTAACGCAAAGGAAGAAGCCGTTTCGGCTGCATCTATCGCAAATTCCGCTTCCACCAGCGCAGCCCAAAGCGCACAGTCAGCATCCGCAGACGCAAAGAGCGCGGGAAGTTCTGCCGCTTCTGCCAAAGCTGAAGCGGACAGGGCTGCGGCTATTGTACGCACCGATAAGACGCTAAGCGTCGAGGGCGCTCCGGCTGACGCAAAAGCTGTTGGCGACGCGATAAAAGGCATCAAGCTCCCTATTGCCACCGCAACCACGCTGGGCGGTGTGAAGGTGGGCAGCGGTCTGACGGTCGATGCGGACGGAACGCTTTCTGCGGACAGCGCTTTGGCAGCCTACCCCGTGGGCAGTATTTTTCAAACAGTCAGCACTACCAGCCCCGCCGCCCTGTTTGGCGGTACATGGCAGGAGATTGCATTTAACCGCGTGCTGATGGGTGCTGGCACAGGCTACACAGCGGGAAGCACGGTGGAGGCCGGACTGCCGAACATCACAGGCAGCTTTACAACAAAATCAACAGACGTAGGCGGGTCTCCCTTTAGTGGTGATGCTAACGTACTTTCCGCTAAGGGTTCTCTGGCTTTTAGTGAAAAGAGCACTAGTTATGGCGGTTACACTGGACATTCTGGAAGCCAATATAATATTCAATTTGATGCTTCTCGCTCGAATCCTATCTACGGCCGCAGCTATACCGTGCAGCCCGCCGCATACTATGTGCACATCTGGAAGCGCGTGGCATGAGAAAGGAGGATTTGAACGATGATCCCTGTGACATTTGACACTGTGGCAACATTGCAGTTTGGCAGTGAGGGTCACCCGACCAGTCTGCACTTTGCCATCCCGGAAGAGTGGAAAACCTGCAAAATCAGACTCCACCTGCGGCGCAGCGACGGTAGCTTTGTGCCCCCGATGCAGCTGGACGAAAATGGATGCGTAAAAGTAAACCGCAGTGACTCCGGCAAGACCGGCGGACAGTGGATGCTGTCGGCTGAAAGTCCTGACGGAAAAGTATCTTACTCGCGAATCGGCAAATATGTGACCCCCATGGAGGTGACACAATGAAGATCCTTGACGAGACCGGCGCGGTCGTGGAAAACCCGGACCTGACGCTGGGCTACCTGACCACCAGCACCGAAGAGATCACCCACCCCGCCGTAGAGGGCGTGGAGGAGCAGTGGCACTGGGAGACAGTGACCGAGTATCCGAACGGTGGCAAGGACGTGCAGAAGATCGTTGACCGCCCCGGCGTAAAGGCGCAGGAGGAATGGGTGGAACAGGTGCCGGTGCAGAGATACATCCGCTACACCGCCGAAGAGCTGGCCGCGCAGGAAGAAGAGCGCAAAAAGGCCGAAGCCCGGAAGAAGCTGCCGGACACGGTGGCGGCATTGCAAAAAGAAAACGAGATGTTGAAACAGTGCTTGCTTGAAATGAGCGAGATTGTTTATGCATAAAATCACACAAAAAATCGAAAGGATGGTATTTATGATGGCAATGTTGTGGGCACAGGAAATTATGTCTGCTGAGACTATGGAGGATGCAAAGGCTCTGTACGAGCGCTGCCCCCGCCTGCTGAAGGAGAAGGTCAAGGCACTGCTCATCAAGAGCGGCTTTGAGGAAATCACGCAGTAAGGAGGACGCTATGGCTGAAATTATGGACGTGTCCCGGCATCAGGGTACGATCAACTGGGAGAAGGTCAAGGCAAGCGGCAAGGTGGACGGCGTAATGATTCGCGCCATGGGCAACAGTGCAGCGGGCAGGCCCAGTGCCCCCTACACCGACCCGCAGTTTGCTCGCAACTATTCCGAGTGCAAGCGGCTGGGCATCCCCTGCGGCGTGTATGGCTACTTCAAGGCGGTCAACCGGGAGCAAGCCGACAAGGAGCTGGCCTATTTCAAGAAGTTGCTCACCGGCAGGAGCTTTGAGCTGCCTGTGGCCGTGGACATCGAGGACGAGGTGCAGAAGCCGCTGGGCAAGGCTGCGCTGACCGACCTGACAGCTTACATGCTGAGCACGGTGGAAAGCTGGGGCGTGTACGCTCTGCTCTACACCGGCCTGTGGTTCGGCAGCACCTTCCTCTACATGGGCGGCGCGGCGCTGAAGCCCTACGACGTGTGGCTGGCCGCCTACCGCACAAAGAAGCCTGCTCCCAGCTGGCCCTTTGGCATGTGGCAGTACACCAGCACTGCCCGCGTGCCCGGCGTGAGCACCAATGTGGACATGAGCCACGCATACAAGGACTATGCAGGTATCATCAGCAAGAAGGGTCTGACCCGTCTCCGGGAGGGTAAATGACCGAAAAAGAAGCTTTACTGTGGGTGCTTGGCATTCTGGGCAGCCTGTGCGCTGCGGTCATCACCATCGACAAGGTGCTGGACATCATCCACAAGTACGTCAAAAATGCACAGGCCCCCGACGATGCGCAGAACAAGCGAATGGATACGCTCGAAAAAAGACTTGGCGTGCTGGAACAGGGACAGCTTCAGCACGCACAGGCCCTTGCAAGAGACCTGCGCCGCTTTGACGGCCTCGATGAAGAAATGCGTCTCGTACTCGTTGGCGTACAAAATCTTTTGGATTCACAGCTGTCCGGAAACAACCGCGAAGGTATGCAAAAAAGCAAATCCGATATTAACAACTACCTGCTGAAAGGAGTAACAAATCATGGAAGCAATGTTTAACTTTATCCCCGCACCCATCGCACTGGTACTGATGTTCATCGGCTTTGCCGCGCTGGCCGTTGGTGCCATCCGGCTGGGCTACAAGCAGTACGTCAAGCAGTGGGCACTGGAGCTTGTGACCATCGCCGAGGACAGCATCATGGGCAGCGGTCAGGGCGCAAAGAAAAAGGCGCAGGTCTTTGCCGCGCTGCGGGGCGCACTGCCGGACTGGCTGAAGCCTTTCATCACCGATGAAGTGCTGGACAGTGTGATCGAAAAAGCCGTCAGAATGATGAAAAAGGCACTTGCAGAAAAGAAGCCTACCATCAACAAGGGGTAATTTATGAGCTACATGAAAGCGGCACTAAGCAAGGAACGATGATATGAACGCAGTAAATGTCGAAGATTTGCTCGATTTGATTGAATCCATGAAACGCGTATCTGCGGATGAAATTATCGCTGCATCAAAAGAGAGCAACGAGCTGGAGCGCATCGCACACATCGCGACGGAAGCAACTTATAGTGTCGTTATCGAAAAGTTGGAAAGCCTCCGCGTGTACGCAGTAACCGTTTTGGATAGCAAGGAGTAAGGAGACAAAAAAATGTTTCATTATCACTACATCAAAGTCATTGCCGATTCCGAAAACATGAGTACGAAAGAAATCACTTCTGTTCTGCAAAAATACTTTGCAAAACAGAACGATGGCTTTTACCTCGAAATCGACTTGGATAATCATGCCGCTGATTTCGATGGTAGCGGAAAATGGCTCATGCGGTTGGAAGGAAATATTTTGTGGCTAAATGGCGAATACGTTGCGTTCAGCGGTGTGCAACAAAACAACCCGAATGATAGCGTTATCGTCAAAATTTCCGCAATTCGTTATCTCATTGTTCACAATAAGGAGTGATATCATGGCAAGCACTACATACCGTCATCTCGGTGACGTCACCGGGATGTTCGCCGCACAAGAGCAATTTCGTGACATCACGAAAATGGTCTGCGCACGTTTTCGTGGCCTTACGAAAACATACCATCTCGGCAATGTCAACAAACTGGTGACGTTTTGTCACCGTTTCGCCGTCATTGGCAATATGGCGCGCAACGCCGGACAGCTGCCGCAGCCTTTCTGGCTCGGTGCTACCCGTGGCGGCGGCTCGCATAGTCTTTCCGCCAGCGTTGCAAGGGCTTGATGCAGAACAAATAAAAGCTGTGATAAAACGTGCGCCGCTTGGGAGGTATGACCGGAAAATCGCCCGGTTGCGGTACGTTGACCAGCTATGCCAAGTTGATATTGCAGCGCGTGTGCCGTATTGTCGGACATCAATCGGCAATAGGCTGAAAATTATTGATGAAAAGCTAGACGAAAGGAGCTCACCGTGAACATCGAAAATCTTCCGACCGCAAATCTTATTACAGAGCTTCGCAAACGCGAGGGCGTGAAAACGACCGTTGCTGAGCCCTATCAGGACGCAACGGTAAGCGTCAACGGCCCTGCGCTGGTTCTTGTCGTGACGGATTGATTGTGGTATAATAACATCAACAAATCCTCCCGGCCTCTCGAAGAAGCGCATTAGGGCGGATATCTGAACCCGCCAAGCCTCTCGACGATGCGTATCATGGCGGGTCTTTTTCGTTGATACAGTCTCCCGCCTGCCTACTTGCAGTGCGTACCATGCGGGAGACGATTTTATACGAATTATGGCAAATAAAATATATCACTTTTTGTCCCGTGTTTTGTTCGCTCTGATTATTTTTGGGGCGACATCAAGCGTTCTAAAAGCCGTCCTTCCGTTTTGGCATAGTGCATTTATAGGCGTGGTTTTATCGGCATATGCGTCTTTGCATTATACGCCATACGATTTATGATTTGAAAGGCTATGGCCTTTGTAGAGAGTGGCATTGCCTGTGGGCGGTTCCGCTCTTGATTTTAGACTTTGCCGTTTTGGCGGCATAAAACCCCCGATGCTCCAAACGGAACACCGGGGGTTTCTTTATGCAAGCGCTTCCTTGACCGTCTTGCACTGGAGAGAAGCGTGCTTGAAGAAGCTTCTTGCTTCTTCGTAGGTGACAAAGCGGACGGTGGCTTCTGCACCGAGTTCACCCTTTTCCCGCAGGGTCACAGAGTATACCCTGCCTTCGGGGAAATCGCTGTTGACCATCGGCTTCCTGTTCGGCATAAACGGAGACGGGATGGAGGTGAGCTCTCCGCTCAAGGTGGTGCAGAACTCGTCATAGTGGCTCATCCCATCTTCCGTGATGAGATAGGGTTTTTTAATTTTATCCATAATGTAAGCCTTCCTTTCGGTTATATATAGCCTACGGATTTCATCCGGTTAAGGTTATAGCATATTATAATACTTAGCTATCTTTTTGTTTTCCTTGCTGTAATTATAGTATAGCACTATTTACAGTGTATGTAAATTGGCATTTTCGACAATGTCTATAGCGCTGTCTTGTGCACATTTGGCATTGTAAACAGTGCTGTTTTTTGCTATACTTGGGCAAATGAAACGGGAGGCATTTTTATGATTTCTGAAAAGAAAAAGGCATCCAATGCCAAATGGGATAAAGAAAATATGACAAGCTTGGCCTGCCGCGTAAAAAAGGACTACGCGGAAAAGTTTAAGGCAGCGTGCGCAGAGGCCGGGACAACCCCAAATGCCGTATTAAAGCAGGCAGTCGAAGAATTTTTGCAGGCACATACAAAATAACAGCTCAAACCCAAGCGCTCATGCGGATTTTTCCGTGTGGGCGCTTTTCTTTTTTGTCCTTCGTTGCGCGTTCGTTGTCTCTCGTTCCGGGCGCTTGCGGTACACTGGATGCACAAGGAGGGATGTTTTATGAGCTATTATACGACACCCGGAACGCCTTATGTTTCGCAGCAACCTGTCAATCCTTACGGCGGCATGGGCACAGTTGGGCTTGCCACTCCCCTGCCGAACACGCAGATGCAACAGGCGCAGCCGCAGCGTCCGCAGCCGATGAATGGGCAGCAGCCTGTTCAGCAGTCGGCACAGGACGGCGGTTGGCTGCTTGGCAGACCTGTTTCCAGCAGGGAAGAATTTCTGGCAATACCGTCTGACCTGTACGGCAGACCGACCTACTGCCCAGACTTGCGCAGTGGCGTGATCTACTGCAAGCGGCTTAATCCGGACACCTGTGAATCCTATGTGCAGGAGTTTTACAGCCCGGAAGCATGGCGGCAGATGCAAGCACAACAGGCGCAGCAGACCGCTGCACCGACACAGCAGTATGTGCCTATTGAGCAGTATAACGCCCTTGTGCATCGGCTGGATGAACTGGAAAAGTGGCAGAAGAGCTTCTCTAAGCTCACTGCCGCAGCGAAGAAAGGAGAATAAGCGATGCCCTCTCCGTTTGACATGATTACTCACAGCCCTATCATGCAGCTTGCAAATCTGGCTCGCGCCGGACAAAACCCGATGGGTCTTATCCAGCAGCTGGGTGGGCAGAGCGCACCCATCATGCAGGGCTTGAACCTGATTCAGGGCAAAAACGAAGCACAGCTCCGAACGATGGCGCAAAACCTCGCCAAAGAGCGTGGCATCGACCTGAACCAGCTGGCAAGCGTCCTGAATTTGACGCTTCCGAAGTGAGGAGACTTTACAATGGATGATGTTGAAAACAGTCATTCCGAAAAAGATTTTGACATCAACAATCTTTGTGGAAATGACAAAATATGAGTTCCTTTAATGCTTGGCTTCATTTTCGGTGCTGCAAGCAAAAAGTGGGATGACCCAAAAGATAAAAAAGACAACCCTCCGAACTGACTTAACAATCCTAAAATAAGTATCCCTCTAAGCGAAACGCTTCTCAGTTTTTGCGGACTTGACAAAAACCGCTTTTGTTTGGCTTTGCCCATCGCACACGGCGGTGGGATGGCATAACGCAAAACTGAAAGGAGTTTTGTTATGGACGACTTTGCAACTGGCTATCTGGCTGGGCAGGACGGCGGCAATAACAACGGCGGATTCTTCGGCAACGAAGGTCTGTGGGCGGTTATCATCCTCGCCATCATCTTCGGCTGGGGCACGAACGGCTATGGCCGGAACGGCGGCGACAACGGCATGAACGCCTACATCCCCTATCTGGTCGGCACTGGCGCAACTGGTCAGGGCGGTGCAGACACCCGCGCGGCTCTGTCTGAGGGCTTCTACCAGCAGGATACCTCCCGCTCTCTGGCGGGCATCCAGAGCGGTATCTGCTCTCTGGGCTATGACCAGCTGGCACAGATGAACGGCGTCAACACCAACATCGCAAACGGCTTTGCGGGCGTGAACAGCGCCATCTGTCAGCTTGGCTACCAGAACGCACAGCTCGTGAACGGTCTGGAACGCAGCGTGTCCAACGGCGACAACGCCATCAGCCTTGCCATCATGCAGGAAGGCAACGCACGGCAGGCCGGTCAGACCGCACTTGCCACGCAGCTTGCATCTTGCTGCTGCGAAAACAAGCAGCTGATCGGCGACCTGAAGTACACCATCGCAACTGAGGACTGCGCTACCCGTCAGGCTATCGCAGACAACGCCCGTGCAGTTATCGACAACTGCAACGCCAACTTCCGCAGCATGATGGACTACTTCACGCAGGACAAGATCGCAACTCTGACCGCTGAGAACCAGAGCCTGAAGTTCGCGGCTTCTCAGGATCGGCAGAATGCGCTTCTGACCACCGTGATGTCCCAGCAGACTGATACCATCCTGAACCGGGTCAATCCTCGTCCGATTCCCGCTTATCAGGTGGCAAACCCCAACTTGGGCGTGAACTGCTGCGGCTGCTAACCAACACACTCCCCGATAATACCGGGTGAACCATCGGGGCAGGGGGATTCACCTCTGCCCCTGATTTTTTAGGAGGAAAACATTATGGCTTGCAAAACAAGCTGCAAACTCTGCCCCCACTTGGTCATCAGTCAGGCGGTGACGTTCGCCAATGACACACTGACCATCAACATCCCTGCTGGCGCATACCAGAATGGAGAGCGTTATTGCATTGTGGTTGCTCAGAGCATTCCTGACACGACCACCATCAACGCCCCTGTGGTCATCACCATCGGCGCAGGCACGACCGCATACCCTCTGACTGACTGCAACTGCGCTCAGGCAACTGCTGAGAGCATCCACACTCGCACCCGCTATGCAACCCGCGTGGCAACGTCTGCCACCGGCACCGGCACGTTCAAGTATCTTGGCTGCTTCTGCCGTTCCCACGCCGGTGCACCTGCGTCCATTTCCTAAGGAGGTATAGATTATGGGCAAGACTAATTTTCGCCGCATGATGATGCTCCGTGAACACGACAAAAACCGTGAGCCGGAACGTGACCGCCTTGAGGAAGAGCGTGACCGCAGGGAACGTGAGATGGAACGCCGTCTGCGTAAGCTGGAAGGTGGCAACGACCGTTACCCCTACTATCCGCAGGAAGAGAACCGCTACATCGACCCCTACCCTATTCCCCGCTACCCTGACGTAGAGAATGGGCGCAGAATGCCACAAATCGGCTTCTCGCAGAACGGTGACTGGGACAAGCGGTCTGGGCAGTACGAACGTGGCGGTGCTGACAGCCGCTCCATCAGGATGCCGCGCCAGCACCTCACCCACGATGAAGCTGAGGAATGGTGCGACAGCATGGTGAACGCTGACGGTACAAAGGGCTGTCACTGGACGCTGGAACAGACGCAGGACGTTGCGAAACAGCGCAATATCACCTGCGACCCGAACGATTTCTGGGCTGTCATGAACATGATGTACTCGGATTATTGTCAGGTCGCAAAGCGCCAGTCCGTTGACACTCCAGGCTTCTACGCTGACATGGCAAAGGCGTTCCTTGAGGACGCAGATGCCGCAGACGGCAAGGCATATCTCTACTGGGATTGCATTGCTGATAAGTAAAACAGAACCCCTGTACAGCCTTGATGGGTTGCACAGGGGTTTCTTTTGCTATTCATTAAAAATGTTTTCAACTGGTGCAAAAGAAATGCTTTCCATTCCAAACTTGCACACCGGGCAAATCCAAACGTAGCTTCCATCCATGAATTTTCTGTCTATAAATTTTTCTTCTATCTTCATGTCTTTGCCTTTTACCCAAGCAATCGTTCCACAACATTGGCATCTAAAGCAAACCGCAAATTTTTCTTTTTCTCTGCAAGTAAGGCTTTCGAGTGAAGTTTTATCGTTCATGTTCTTCCTCTCTCCCCTGTGCGGTCGTAGCGGCTACACAGGGGTTTTCTATTTTAACTTTAGAACTTAGTTTTTATCAATATTCTTCTCTCGTCGATTTTGGAAAAGCAATATTGCAAACTGCCTCTCTCCTTCGCTCATAGTAAGGGCATTCTCCATCGCCTTTTGTTTCAGTGTTCACATTTGGATGAAAGGCATCCATACACTTGTTATGAACGCGGCTCCAATCTACACAAGTCTCACATGATTTTTCAGTACAAAACATTGCATATTCCTCCTAAATCTCAGCTTTTATCAAGCATTGCAGTCTTTTCATTCCAATATCCTGCGGCCTCTTCAGCGGAATTGAAAAATAGACCGCCAAGAGCTTCTTCTTGGTCATCACAACGGAGAATGCAACTCATCCATTCTTCGTGATGCAAAGCATACAAGGCTATATCGCAGTCTGGGTCTTTCTCAAAATCGCATCCAAGTGGCCCTTTCCATTTTTCATCAATATCATACACGCTAATGGAAACCGCTTCATGCCCGCAAAATGGGCATTTATTCAATTTAAGCATCATTCCATCTCCTAAATCTTAACTTTTATCGTCAATCCTCCAAAAAATCTTCCAACTCAATCTTCCCCTCTGCCGCTGCGACAGCCAGAGCGTACACGAACTGTCCTATCGTCATTCCGTGCCGTCTTGCTTCACGGTTGATATACTTGCGCTCTTCCTCGCTCATAAGGATAGTAATGCGCTTTGAACGCTTGCCATCACCGCTTGCAACGCCCTGATGCGATTCCGGCATCGGGATTTTTTTCTTTGTCAAACCAGCTTCAGCTAGTGCGCCGTGAACATCGCCCTGTTCGATAAGACGTTGAACTTCTTTCGCCTGTTTCAGTTTCTTCGGCTTACTTTCGCTGACTATGGCATTGTTTGGCTGTGTACGGCTATCTGTGGCTTCATTGGGCTTAATCTGTGCTTGTTCGGCTTCGCTCGGCTTTGTTTGGCTTACTTCTTCTTCCTTTGGCTCACTTCGGCTTAATGTCTGTTCCGAAAAAATAGGCTGAAAATCAAACCCGCCAAGCAAGCCTGTGGATTTTTTGCTGGTTGATTTCATTCTTCTTTCTCCTCCTTACCGCCTATTCCTAGAGCTTTTAGAACCTCTTCCGGGATTCCGCTTGCGGAATTGATCTTTTCTACAATTTCCATCAATTTATCTTTATTCAGCGAAACGGTTGCTATGTTTTCTTTGCAAGGACTTTCTGGCGTGTCCGTCCAATATTCTACATCTAGCGTACGCAAACCAGTTTGGGCGTCCAACCAATAATACTCATCGGTATGCACGTTGTAAAAACAATTAGCTGTAAGACAACACCCGTCTTTAGTATATACCAAAAAAACAAGAGATTCCCTGTGGTTGTACGAACCAAGTTTCGGCGGGTCGTACTTCGCACTATGCCATATCTTGTTGCTCATTTTGTATCGCCCTCCGCAATCATCTGTGCCAACGCCTTGAAATCCTCTGCGCTGGTACTCTTTGCCGTGTCGCCGCTAAACAGGCTGTGCCGCTCTGCCTGCGCCTTACGAACACCCATAGACGGTCTAATCTTCACGTCCAACAGGGTTGTACCCATGCTCTGTGCAATCACAGGAAGCTGCTCCACAACCTCTTTGGACAGGTTCTCACGGCTCTTGTACTGGTTCAGAAGCAGACCTTCAATCTTCAAAGTCGGATTGAAGTATCTGCGAACATCGCCGATGGTCTGCGAGAGCTGGCTCAAACCAGCTAATGCGTATCGGTCTGCTGTGATGGGAACGATGATGCTGTTGGCGGCGATCAGTGCGTTCACAAGCGCAAGACCAAGCTGCGGGGGAGTGTCCAGCACAATGTAATCGTACTGCCCGGACACGCTTTCAAGGGCTTCTCGCAGCCGGAAGTTCTTGCCCATGTCCCGGACAAGCTGCTCGTCAATGTCCTTCAATGCACTGTCGGACGGAAGAATATCACCAGCTTCACAGTGCTGGATTCCTTCCTCTACTGTTCCTTGCCGTGTCATCACGTCAAACAGGGTGCATACGTCCTCTGTCTGTGCGCCGTAGGTGTCCGTTGCGTTACACTGGGCATCGCAGTCCACCAGCAACACTTTCTTGCCAAGCAGCTGCAACGCACCGGCCAAACAGGTGCTTGTTGTGGTCTTTCCTGTGCCGCCCTTCTGGTTGGCGACAGCTATAATTTTTGCCATTTTTATTCTCCCCAATCTATAAAATATCCGTTATAAACGAACTCTTTCGCTGCTTTACCAGCTTCAATCAAAGACTTTCCGGCTTCAATCGCTTCGTCAGGCGTTAGTTCACTATAACTTCTTTGCGGCAAAACCTTTACAGAAGCCTGATTCCCATGATGATTAAACCGAAACTGATAATCAAACTTCTTTTCAAGTTCAAGTTCTGCTTTATTCAAAGCAGAGTAGGAAACTTTTGCCATTTTATCACTCTTTCTTTTTAGTAGAACGGATATGCTGCTTTTACCTCGTCTCCGACCCACAACACAGGCGTGACGTGCCATGCAATTACAGTTCCTTTGATTTCATTGCTATCGGAATCAAACCATTTGCCGTTGATTGTATCGTACTCGCCGATTATGAAACTTTTTTCTCCTGTTTTCTTATCTTCGATACGAAGTAAAAGCCCATGCGGCCATCCTTCTAGGCTTTTATCCGGCATAACGTCTTTAGTCATGTACCACTTGTCTTTGTCAAAGTTTTTCGGAAACATTGGAACCATACTCTTTCTCCTTTCTACATTATCTGCTCATTCTGCTCAATGTGCTGTATCTGACTACTTTTGCAATGCGTCAATCTCATAAAAAGCCGGAAGATACTCTTCAATCGCGCCGTCTTTCTTCAAGCTGCCAATCAGATACCGCTTCGGGTGGTCAGGCCAAGGGTCACGGTTGATTGAAAGAATATCCGCATACGCAGCCTTTACGATGTCATAGACCGCATCTCTCCGCTTTGGCAGCTTGATAGATGGGCGCTCTTCCATCATCTTTACCTCGACAACCTTTGCAACCTCGATGCACTCTTGAACGGATAGAGCATCGCACACAGACCAGTCGTACCCTTCGTATCCGCTTGTGCGGGGCTTTCTTGTGGCTTTTTTGATTTCCGGCTTGGAATTAGCCGTCTCACAATCAACCTCGCTAGAATCGGCATCTATGACGGGCTGCTTGGATTTGTACCCGAATCGAAACTCAACCGCAACTACTTTTCGTCCTGTGCAAATCTTCTCGAAGTCAACAACGATGTCCGAAACATTGCTGATCTCTTCCACTGCTGGTTCAAGAACTCTGCGCCGCAAAGCCCGGAAGTCATCATAGCTTGCGTCGTTTGCTCCCAAGTGGTCACGCAGCTGCTTCAGCCCAATCTTGTTCGATGTCAAAGAACGATTCATCCAATCCCGAATCATGCTGTACATCAGAATAGATGCTTGCTGTTTCATCCCAATCGTATAGCGCAGACGGTATTTGACGTAGCCACTTCTTGCAATGTCGAAAAACACAGGTCGCAAGTCAGGATTACAGTTGATTGAAACGTCATAAGACAGAGATTCTCGATTGAACTTAACCTCTGCCTTTGTGAACAGCGGATACATCACATATTCTGTTCCATCTGCATTCAGTGGTACTGAAACCACGTTTCCCAAAAAGTGCTTAACCTGCGACTTCAAGTTCTTTGAATTGAGCTTCAAATCCAGCAGCTTGCAATATTCAGCCAGCGTAAACGACACGTTAGAGCTTTCGGGGTCTCTCGGATTGATACGGCTCAGATAGACCTCAAGTAGCCGAAGCTCGCCTGCTGTGTAGTCCGTAAACTTCGCCCAAACCAATGCCTTGCTCTTTTCGACAAGGTTGTTTCCTGTCAATTCTGGCATTGCATCACCTCATTTCTTCTACCCTATTATACCACTGTATCGTGTACACGTCAATGATTCTGTACACAATTATTTTTCAACAATCGACTTCCACATTCTGTACACGATACTCCACTTTTTGTACACGATATTCTCCACATCTTGTACACGTTCCTCCACTTTATGTACACAATACTCCACTTTTTGTACACGTTCTTACTATATATATAAACAAGAGATAAACAAGAAATAAATAATCATCATCAAATAGTGACGACGATACATTTTCAACAATTTCTTCTCTTCAACGGGCAGATTGTGGAAAACGACAGCTTCTTTTGCTGAATAAGAAATGTCCATCAAAGCCTATAATCTATTTGACGGTTCTATCGTGTACAGAAAATGGAGTGCAATCACACCAATAGGGGACGAATTGACAAGTCACGCTTTGATGAACGAAAATTTCACGCAAACTCGTTAATTGCATCCGCGAAAATCTTCCATTTACGAACCTATGGGGGACAAAATGACAACCCAAAACCATATTTATAACAGGCCTATTGTGTACAAAAAGTGGAGCACGTCCCCCTGTATACCGTAAAAACTTCGATAATTCGACAATCAGCCACTTATATTATTGGGATTCACGGTATAGGAATCGTTGGACTTCATGGCTGCTTCCGTTCCAGCGTCCTGTGCCTGATAAAGAATCTCCATCTTTGGGGCGGTTCCGTTCGGGTCTGGGTCTGTTCCGGTAGCCTGTGCCATCTCATAGTTACCGGATGCCATCCGACAGACAGCGACCCTGTCCTTCAACGGCGTGTGGAGGTTTGCCAGAATCTCCGTCAATACGCCGATGTGGTCTGAGCCGTGATCTCCGTACCGGATGTACAGCAAGGCATCTATCTCATAGGAAGAACATTCCATCATAGCATCTATGAGAATCTGCCGTTTCTCCATGTCGGAAGGGTCGTCCTCAAGGTGTTCAAGTAGTCCCGGATGAATGCAAGCGTCCATGTATCGAGCCACCGATACGCCGCAGTAGGTGAACCAACGCATAGCCATCGGCAGGGAGATTGCTGCCAGACCTTGCTCCCAATTGGCTATCGTGCCACGATTCACGCCCATCCGTGCTGCCAATTTCTGTTGGCTCAAGCCGGAACGCATTCGAGCTATCTCTAATGCTTTGGCTGTTCTTACTAAATATTCATCCATAAATTCTCACCCTTTCAACAAAATCCGGCAAAACTGCTGGATTCGACAAGCCAAAAAATGGAAAAAGCTGCTATGGAGAACCAACAGCAGCCTATGTTATAACTGTATTGTCAAAAAATTCCAAATAGAAAGGAAACACAAAATGAAAGAAACTGCAATCTGGAACCATGAACGTATGCCAATCATTGACGGAATGCCCGCCAGCGTTCCCGATGGGCAACCACACACACCTGAACCATGGGAGGAAAGCTAATGAACCGAACCGTAGATGATTTGATTGTCCCATACGCTCGCAGACGGACGCTGGAACTTGTCATGAGCCTTTCTGGGTACGAAGCTGATAAAGATGCTTACCTCGAAGCAAAAGGCATTCTGGAACGCGCCGTAGCCGCCTTAGATGATGGGCGCGACCCGGCAGACAGCATCGAACGCATTGACGGTCAGCTTGTGGAACTGTGAAAGGAGAAGAAGATGGACTTTACGAATGGATTTTATAAAGCCGAAAACCCTGTTGTTCTTGAAGAAGTGAAAACTTTCCTCCAGTCAATGGAACGGCGTGGAGCAACCGTGAAAGACTTAGACGATGCAATTGTGCAGCTAAACAATGTTTCGCACAGCATCAGCACAAAAGCGCTCGTCAAAGCAGATGTTCTGGACAATCTACCTGAAAATCCCTTTCGTTCCATGCTCAATGGAATGTTACAAAGCAAAGGGTAACTTAAACTTAACGTGGCTCTTAATCATTGTCATTGCAATTTTTGGCTTCCCTGATGTGAAGTAATGGATGCGAAGAAAACGTTCAATTTTTACGAAGTTGTTAAAAATACATTGACTTTACAACCAGAAGATGTATAATCGTATTAAATGAACGTCCGTACTTACCGATCAGGAGGATATGCCACAATGAGTGAACAGGAAAGAGCCAAGATTGACCGATTTATTGCATGGCTGCTGGAACATCCTGAAAAGATTCCGGCAGCGGAACAAGCACTAGATTTAGAATAACAGAAAATCCCTTGCGCAGAGCTACACCAGCCCGGCACAAGGGATTCTTTTTATTTTACCGGGCATGAACGTCACATCTTCTCGATCAGGTTCATCAGAGCTTCACGCTGTTCCTTCGGCATAGATTCAAGTTTTTTTCTAATCCGCTCCAATGCTGCATCAACTTCGCTTTGCGGCTGCTGGGGCGGGTTTTCTTTTTGGTTGCCAGTAAGAAGATAGTCAACTGTAACACCAAAGTATTTTGCTAATCTTGAAGCATTATCGGAAGACGGCTTTGGGTCTTCGCCTTGTTCATACTTCTTTTTCCAGTAAGACCAAGACGATTTCGGCAGTCCGGCATCAATAACGGCTTTTGTCGGGGCAACATTCTTTGAATCGCATAATGCGAGGAAGTTGTCAAAAAACATATACTCAACCTTCTGTTCTTGTGCAAATTGCCGAAGTTCAACAAATTGAGCATAAGCCCTTGTAATGTTCAAAGAATTGTGCTTTAATAGTGCTATCAGGTTCAAGAAATTGAGCACAATTCCAATCGAATACAAGAGCAATGATTAAATGTTTGAACTTTGTTGACAACATTATATTATCACACTTTTAGTCTTTGCTCAAGTATTTGTACAAAGAAAGGGGAGAGAAAATTTGCGTCCAGAGTGGACGGGGGATGTTATTGGAAAACTTCATGTTCATGGGCTGTCTATTAAAGAGCTTGCTGAGAGCATGGGGTACTCGCATGAATACCTAAGCGTCATCCTCAACGGCAAGCGAGAGCCTACTGGTATTAGAGAAAAAGTTGAAGATGCGGTAAACAAATTGATTGAGCAGAGAAAGGAAGGCGAAAATGGCAAACATTCAAGTTTTTGAATATCAAAACAACAAGGTTCGCACTGTTGATATGGACGGGGAAGCTTGGTTTGTTCTGAAAGACGTATGCGCTGTGCTTGGCATTAGCAATAACCGTATGGCTGCTGACCGATTGGATGATGACGAAAAGGGTGTCAGCCTGATTGACACCCTTGGCGGAAAACAGGAAATGGTAATTGTCAACGAGAGCGGTTTGTACCATGTCATTCTCCGCAGCGACAAACCGGAAGCGGCTCCGTTCCGCAGATGGGTCACGAACGATGTGCTTCCTGCAATTCGTAAGACTGGAAGCTACAACGTACCGCAGCTTACCAGGTCGCAGCTTCTCGCAACTGCACTAATCGCAGCGCATGAGGAGATGGAGGAGAAGGACAAGCGGATTGCAGAGCTGACACCGGATGCTGAGTTCGCTCGTGCTGTGTGCATTGCGGACAACTGCCGGACGGCCACCAGCATTGCGAAGGACTACGGTCTGACTGCTGAAAAGCTGAACAAGCTGCTTTACAGCCAGCGAGTTCAGTACAAAGACAGCGATGGTCAGTGGGTTCTGTACAAGCCCTATCAAGGCAAGGGATACACCAAGAATCGAAAAGGCAAAGCCATCCAGCGCTCCAACGGCAAGACTTATATTCCGAACACGACGGTTTGGACGGTCGAGGGTGAAAAGCTCATCCATGAGCAGCTCAAGAAGCTGGGCATCACGCCGAGAATCGAGACTAGGGCTGTTGCAGAACAACAAGATTTCGGAGGATGGGAGGACTGAACATGGAACAGATTATCACCTTAAAGGTAGACCTTGAATACCCGGAAAAAGCGCACCACGTGATTGACGAGGCGGCAAAGGCCTACGAGGAAAGTAAAAAGTGCTGGGATGCCTTTGAAATCAACGAAGCCAAAAGCAGAGCACGAGACATTTTGTACAATCTGTGCAATGAAGGCTACAGTATGATATGGACGGTCACGGATGGTGCTGTCGGACTGACGATCTGGAAAAGCTTTAAGGAGCCTTGTGTTGGCCAGTGCTATATGCCAAAAGAAAGCCTGTTTGACATCTGGGTCGAAAAGCTAGTTGCGCTGTGCATTGCCACAGGTCAGGAAGTCCCGAAGTTCATCACGGATAAGGCTGGTGAGTGCTGGTGATGAAATTTCGCAAAGCACAAAGCCGCAAGCGCAGACTAAAGCTGGCAATGGCAGCTGGCGTGTCCAGAAACGATGCCAACAAGGTGCTGTGGATGGAAAAGTCCATCAACCAGTGCTTTGAACGTCACAATCGGGAAGCCAAAAAGGCAGGTAAACCGAATGAAGATGGAGATTAAATATTGCGAGCGCTGCGGAGCTTTTTTGGGTAGGGTAAACCAACGCAAAAAATATTGCACACAATGTAAAAGAGATGTCTCGTGCGAGCAAAAGCGCGCGAGACGTAAAGCATTGAGCTCAAGACGTGGGTTCACTCCAGTAAAAACCGTGTGCCAATGGTGCGGTAAGCCAATGATTAAAATGTCTGCGGCACAAAAGTACCACAAAGATTGCGCGAAAGATGCAGCTTTTGCAAGTATTGCGGAACATCAGAGCATACGAAGAGAACGAGCCTTAAACGAGAAAGCACTGGAAGAAAAAAAGATTCCATCCGTAGGGCAAGTTCAAGCACTCGCTGATAAAATGGGCAAGCATTACGGTGAGGTGTCAAGGATGCTTGCAACAGGGGAACTGACTTATGAATGGTAAATACTACGGTCAGCGGGAAATCCGCTGGCACAGCCGTGAAAAGGAACGGCTTGAACGCATTCGAAGAAAGGATAAAGATGAAAGTATTCGTGGAAATCGCCCTGATCTGGGGCATTGTCTTAGCGTTTATTCTCGCAGTGTTTCTGCTGAACTTCTGGCTGGTGCATCACATCGAGCTTTTAGTCGGAGCTAAGGCGACATGGTACATCATAGGCGTTGGCGCTTTGATGACAACCGGTTGGATTTTTAGACGCAGAGAACCAAAGAACACAGAGGAAAAGGCATGACACTGGAAGCCGCTCTTGAAGAACGCAATATGAAGGCATCGGAGCTTATCCGCAGAAGCGGCGTGTCAGCCCCAACAATATACAACATTACAAGTCCGAATAAAGCGCCGTACAAGACGGGCGTTAAGACTGATACGCTTGCAAAAATAGCCGAAGCGCTAAATGCAATAGTCATGATCGATGCAAGCAAACCGTTTTTATTCGATATCATTCTGAAAGAAGGGATAAAATGAAAACCGTAAAAGGAAACGTACTTACCATACTTGGTATTGTCGCCGCAATCGTAGCCGTTAGCTGTGGCGATACAATAAATGGCTGCGAGACTACAGTACAGATGCTTGGATGGGCATTTGTTTCACTGATGTTACTAGCTACCGCTCTGGTTTTGTGCGCGCTTGGAGTGAACGCGGAAAAAGAGCATGAAGATAACGAACGGATGGGGAAGCTGAACCGCATTCCCGCTCATACTAACAAGTGGAGGGATGTACGGTGAAATGCCCAGTGTGCGGTAGCGACAACATTACAACGATTGACAGCCGGTCAGACCATGACAGCATTGTTCGCCGCAAGAAGTGCATTGCCTGTAACCACCGGTGGTCTACCATCGAAATCGACAGAGACCAGTGGTACAGTGCGTTGCAAATCAAAGAGGAACGTAAGAGAGGGAGACCAAAAGATGATTAACCTTGACAGATTCGGTGGCGTGACCGAGCCGGAGGACGGCGTGTATTTTATGACCAACGAGCAGATGGCAGAAGCCAAAGAAGCTGACCGTCTGGCTGAGATTAAGGACTTGCAGTCTGAAATCGAGGACAGGGAAGCGGAGCTGAAAGATCTCCGTGCACAGTTGGCAGAGCTGATGGCTGGCTGATTTTGTACAGCCAAGTTAAGCCAAAGTAAGAACAATGAAGCCTAATGAAGCCGAAGAAAGGAAAGAAAAATGGCAGTATTAGTAATGGTCTACGGTCACTCCGGCAGCGGTAAATCCGCTTCGCTTCGGAACTTTGACCCGGAACAGGTTGCGGTTATCAACGTGCTTGGAAAGCCGCTGCCGTTCCGCAGCAACATGAAAACCTATATCACAAACGGCTACGGCAAGATTGATGCCGCAATCCACAGCACCAAGTGTAAGTCTATCGTCATTGACGATGCCACCTATCTTATGACTGGCGAGTTCATGCGGAACGCAAAGGTTGCCGGATACCAGAAGTTTACCGACATGGCAGCTAACTTCAACGCCTTGCTGATGCGGGCGAAGGAACTGCCGGACGATGTGGTGGTCTACTTTTTCGGGCACAGCGAGCGCGACGGAGACGGTGGTGAGAAGTTCAAGACCATCGGAAAGCTGCTAGACGAGAAGGTCTGCGTGGAAGGGTACTTCACCATCGTTCTGAAAACCGTTGTGCAGGATGGGAGATACCTGTTCAGCACTCGCAATGATGGAATGGACACCGTGAAAACCCCTCTTGGGATGTTCAGCGATGCGCTGATCGAGAACGACCTCGCCGCCGTAGACAAGACCATCCGTGAGTATTACAACATCCCGGTTCAGCCGGATAACAAAGGAGAATAACAGATGAAGAACATCAACTGGAATGACGTGAAAGAAGCCACTGAGCGCCGTGACCTTCCTGTTGGCGGCTACGTTGCCGGTATCTGCAAGGCAACGGATGAACCCGCAAAGGAGCGCCTGAACATCGAGTGGGAAGTCGCAGAAGGCGAGTTCAAGGGTTACTGGCGTGAGCAGACCGCTTCTCTTATCGAACGTGGCAAGCTGAATCCGGGCGAATGGGCGTGGGGTGGCAAGACCATCAAGAGCTACAAAGAGAAGGCACTGCCGTTTTTCAAAGGCTTCATCACCGCTGTGGAGCAGTCCAATCCCGGCTACAAGTTCAACAATGATGAAAAGACCCTGCGTGGCAAGCTGGTCGGCGTGGTTCTCCGTGAGGAGGAGTACATGGGCAACGATGGCAACATCAAGACGAAGCTTGTTGTTGACCGCTTTACCAGCGTGGACAAGATTCGTTCCGGAGATTATGAGGTCAGACCGAAGAAAACTCTGGATGGTGGGTCTGGCTCCGGCTACTCGCAGGGTGTGAACGATGACTTTTCCGTGATTGAGGACGACGGTTCGTTCCATTTTAACTAACGGTTACGCTACCGGAACAAAAGGCGAGAAAGGAACGCTATGTTTTACCGTCCGAAAGTAGTTCGATGCCGCCTGAAAACTGGCGGGAAAAGCATCGAACAAATCAAAGAATCCCACAAGGGGCAAGGGCTGGTTTATCGGGATTTTGAAAGTCTCCAACAGATGTACGATGCTTTTTCTGGATTGATTGTTGAACTGTCCCTTTGGGAGTATGACAACCACGAAAGTTATCATCTCGAAAGCTGGAAGCCAGAAGATGATGAAAAAGTTATGATGGGCGTTTATTACGCAGAGCAAACGCATCCGTTCCCTCGATACAAGAACGATTTTGAAAAATTCAAAGTGGACTGGGAAGCAAAGAAATATGAATGCGAAGGCGCATCTCTTGTTTTTGAGCCAGCAGATGTTGAAGAACTCGAAACCATCTGCGAAGAAGTTCCTTCGTCTTGACCGCCTACCTTATATAAGAGCTGCGCTATCTGGCTGGACGGGCGTTTGGAAAGATGATTACCTGCTGTCTAAACTGCACATCGCGCCACCAAGCCTGCCACGACACTTGCGAGAAGTACAAGGCAGAGAAGAAAGACTTCGAGGAACGCAAGGCGTTCGTGTATGAGCTGAACCACAGCCAGAGTGTATACCACCGCAACTACGAGGACAAGCACCGGGAACGTGGTAAGAAGCGGTTTCTCGGAAGTGAATTTAGAGGTGAACGAGGATGAATAATCAGAAAGAATGGATTGACCCTGAAAAAGAATTGCCGCCATGCATGAAAAGAGTTTTGTTTGTGGTGAAAAATATTTTTCACGAAGAAGCAGTAGTTGGCTGTTATGATTCAGGCTACAAATCTTGGACAATTTTGGAGAGAGGTTATAGTGGACGAGACATTCAAACTAAAGAAATTCATTGCTGGAGGTATATTCCCGAACCGCCAGAGGCCAACGCATGAACACCGGCAAGCAGTTTGAAGCAGACTTCAAGGCATCCATCCCATCTGATGCGTGGTTCTACCGCCTGAGAGACAGTGCTGCCACCTACTACGGCGGCAACGAAAATCTGTCCTTTTCCATCGACAACATCTGCGACTTCTTTGTGTACCGATACCCGATGAACCACCTGTTTGAACTGAAAACCATAGAAACGCCCTCTATCCCTCTTGAAAAGGTGTTTGGCAAGTACGACAAGGCAAAGTGCAAATACCGCAAGGAAAAGCACATCACTGACATGGTGGATGCGATGGGGTACGGCGGTCAGACCGCCCATGTGATAGTAAATTACAGGGCGGTCGACCGCACCTTTGCAATCCCTGCCAGCAAGGTTCTAGCGTTCCGTTACAACGAGAGCCGGAAGAGCATCCCTTGGCAATGGGCAGAGCAAGAGGGGATAGAGATCAAAGCAAAAAGGCTGCGTGTCCATTGGCGGTATGACGTGGATGGGCTGCTAAAGAGATTGGAGAAAGAACATGAAATGCGATAGGTGCGGTGAAGCATTTGATTACTACGACAATTCCCTTTGCGGGAACTCAATCCAAAAGACGCTTGTAAACGAAAACAAAAATTTGGTTTACCCATCGTTTGAGGGATACCCGCCGATTTGCCTTTGCCCCTCTTGCATGGCAAAGCTGAACGACTGGCTGAAAGGAGAACAGAAGTGAGTAAGAAAGTTTCAGACATTCTGCCCAAGACGGAAATCTTGGCACAGGTGGCAGAAGAAGCATCCGAACTGGCACAGGCTGCATTGAAGCTGCGCCGTGCGCTGGATGGAACGAACCCGACGCCGAAGAGCGTAGAGGAATGCCGAAAGGCGTTTGAAGAGGAGTATGCAGACGTTGTGAACTGCATTATTGCTTTGGACTTGGACGATGTAGCCTTTGAGCGGATGCAGAAGATGCAGCACGAAAAGGAAGTCCGCTGGCTCTCTCGCCTTGAAGCAAAGGAGCAGTCAGATGAATAAGCATGGAAACCGCCACGTAAATGGCAAACAGGCGATGTCAACCAACCTCCGTAAAATCGCACGACAGAACCAGTTGTACGGCTTTCACATGGCTCTGGATGGAATTGCCGCCACATGGGGCGCACTGATTCAGAACCTTCGGTGCGATGCAGACCTGACCGATGAACAGGTGCAGAAAATCATCCGCATTGGCGACAGGTACTGGGAGATGGTCGGCAAGTTCAAAGAAGAGGACATGACCCCTGACGAGTTTGCAGATTACATCACAGCAAAGTCAGAACAGGTCGAAAAAGAGCTGAGAGAAAGGTGGAGCTAACAATGTTTGAATTTGCAACTCGCTGGCTGGTCTGCCTAGTCCTGTTGGCGGTGGTAGTTCAGTCCGAACGGACAATCAAAGACGCGGCAGACAACCTGTTTGAAGAACGCCAAGCAATGCTCGTATGGCTGTTCATCAACGTGTGTCTGGTCGTTTGTACGGCTGTTGTGATGGGGTGAAGGTAAAAACATGAACAGATATGACATTGAAAAGAGGATGGAAAGAAGCCGCAGAAAGTTTGTGATTCTGCAAGGCGTTGTAATCGCTTTTATTGTAGTATGGATGAAGTGGGCGTTTGTGTTTCTTGGGAGGTAAAAATGGAAATTCGTGGAGAGCATGGCAAACAGAGAGTTCGTTTTGATTCGCTCAAGGAAGGAGAACCGTTTTACTACAAAGGCGAACTTAATATGAAGACAAGTGAGATTACGTGCAGCCCTATCTTTTGCGGCGGCACTATATATAACTGCGTGTCGCTCCGTAACGGTAGGATTATGAGCTGCTCCGATGATGCGATGGTCGGCATTGCAAGGGTTCATATCGAAAAGGAGTACTAATGGACAACGAACTTTACTGCCCGATGAAAATGACCATCAATCCGCTTGGTCGGTGCGTATGCGAGAAAGAAAAGTGTGCTTGGTGGCGGCAGTTGGATGGTTGCTGTGCAGTCTGGCAAATCGCATGGAAGCTGGACAGCATCGAAAAGAAGATGAAGAGGTGAGAGTGTGAAAAAGCGGATTTACCTTGTTCTCGAAACGGAAGCGGACGAGGATGACAAGAGCATCCTAAACGATATTGAACAAGAACTTGGGATGGCTACGCACTATTTTGAAACGGTTTCTTATAGCGAGAACGGTTTTCCTGACAAATGGATTAGCGTCAAGGATAGGCAACCAAAACATTATACTCCAGTTCTTGCATTTTGCGATAACGGCGATACGATTTTTGGCTTTATGGACTTTTACAAACATTGGGCAGAAGTTGGAAGTGAAATCCCATACGCCGTCACCCATTGGATGCCACTTCCTGAACCGCCAAAGGAGGCCTGATACATGGCAACACCCCCGAAGCGTGGTCGTGGCAGACCACCGCTGACCGAAGCTGAAAAGAAAAAGCGTGAGAAGCGGGCACAAAAGGCGAAAGAAGAAGCCGCTGCGAAGCGTGAGAAAGAGCGAGAGAAGAAGAAACAACAGATGCTTAATAAGCGGAAATCTATCCGCTCACAGGTGAGTAAAAAGGTGAAAGAACAACAGGAGTTAGCAATCACGAGGTCTAAGATGCTGAACACAGGCGATTTGCAGTCGAGAATCGGTGATGAAGAGGACAAGAAGGTCATCGGAATGATTGCAGCCAAGTATTTTGGCGACCTTCCGAGCGTGGACATGAACAACCCAATTGAAGTGCAGCAACGCCTTGACTTCTTTTTTGACGCTTGCATCGAAGCCAGAATCTCCCCTGTGGTGGAATGGATTGCACTGGTGCTTGGCATCGAATGGGTGAGCCTGAAGCAGATTATGGCGGGCAAGCGCCGTGACGACAGCTTGCAGCAAAAGTACATCTTGAAGCTGATTCTGCAAATGCAGTCCATGTGGGCGTACAACGGTATGTATGGTCAGGAGAACCCAGCAGAGTGGATTTTCAGAGCCAAAAACTATTTTGGTATGCGTGACAACGTGGAAGTCACTGTTGCACCGCCTGAACAGCCGTTGGGCGATGCCCAGAGCGCAGAGCAGTTGGCTCAGAAGTATCAGACGGCTTTGCCAAAAGGGGTTGACGTGGAGTACAGAGAGGTGACAGAAAATGAAACAACGGTTGGTTGACTTTTCCGACCCGATTCTGTCAGCGGTGCTGTTTATCTTACTGAAAGACCGTACGACCGGCAAAAACATCATCTGGGCGACAGAGCCACCGTCTGAACTGGGTGCAGGCTTTGCGGATGAAATCACGTTAGAACAAATCAAGAAGTGCCCGCCAGTGCCACGAGTTCTCAAGCGTCTGGATGAGCAGAAGCAAAGAACCAAAGCAAAAGCAGAGGTTTTCACTCCTTCTTGGGTCTGCGAAAAGATGATAGACATGGGCGAAGAAAACGGTGCGATGCCCGATATGAAGAAAGAGCCTATCAAGTACATCCATTCGACAGTTCTTGAAATTACCTGCGGAGAAGCACCATTCCTTGTGAACCGATACGACACGGTAACAGGCAAAAAGATTCCAGTACCAAGACGGAAAGGACTGTTTGACCGCAAGCTGAAATGTGTAAACAACTGGTTTGATTGGAATGTTTGGACATGGCACGATGTGGCAGAGGACGCAGCGACGACTACATACGGCTATGAGTGGCAGGGTGACAGCTTGTTGCTTGCAAGAGCAAATATGCTCCTGACTTGGCGAGAGAACTTTAAGTGGCTGTTCGGCATAGAGCCTGACGCTGGGAAGGTTCGCAACATGGCTGCTATCATCTCATGGAACGTCTGGCAGATGGACGGTTTGAAAAAGACCGTTCTTGGCACGGACATTCCGTGCAAAATCAAAGACTGGAAAGCAGACAAAGAAATCCTGTTTAAGGACGTTGGGGAGGATAAATAAAAAATGAAGTCAGTTTTATTAAGCATCAACCCAAGTTGGTGCAATCTTATTTTTCTCGGCATAAAAACTCTTGAAATACGGAAAACAAAGCCAAATATAGGTGATGAACCTTTCAAATGTTATGTTTATTGCACAAAAACCAAAACCGGATGGTTCAAAGAGTGCGATGGATACTTGGAACAATTGGACGGAAAAGTTATTGGAGAGTTTACTTGCAATCATCTGTACGAAATCACGCCAGAATCGGATTGCTTGCCAGAAGGATTTGAAGAGATGTCCGGTCTTAGGAAAAAAGAAATTTTGAATTATGTCGGAAAGAAAGGCTGGGCATGGAGCATTTCCAATGTGAAAATGTATGAACATCCAAAATTTTTGTTTGAGTTTACTCGTTATTGCATTCTCATGGGGAATAGAGGAGTTTGCGATTTTAATAAAGTGAGATGCAGTTATCAAGTAGAAGAATTTGGCGAAACCAATAGACGTTTTTGTAATAAGTGCTTAAAGCGCCCACCCCAAAGCTGGTGTTATGTGGAAGGATGATAATATGCAAACTGACAGAGGAATCTACCACAAGCGAGTATGTGACCGCTGCGGAGCGGTTCTGGGCAGCAGGATAATGAACCCTGACGAATACTTCAAGGAATGGGCGTGGCGCAGGGACACAGGTGACCTGTGCCCGGAGTGCTATGCAGAGTATAAGCGAGTGATCGGGCGGTTCAACGCCAACAGAAGGAGAAAGAAAGGGCAGAGATAATGGACATTTACTGCACAACCGAACATTGCTCTTGCATGGGTATCAAGCAGTTTTCTGCTGGCAAGGCTATCCGATGCACAGCAGAATCCTGCGAGAACAAATCCGAGCCGTCCTGCGGTTCTTGCAAATGGTACGCAGAGCCGGAGGGCGTGTGTGTAAACGCACTTTCAGAACACGTTGCAGACTTCGTGTGGGACGAACGTGGATGCAAGGAATGGGAGATGAGAAAATGAGCTACGATATTTATCTATGCGACCATGTAACGCATAAACCGCTCAAAGCTGATAGTGCTCATTTTATCGCTGGTGGTATGCGCGCTATGGGCGGCACGAAAGAACTGTGGCTCAACGTTACCTATAATTACAGCCACTTCTATTATCGACCGGAAGTGTTTGGTGAGGGTGGAATCCGCTCCATCTATGGCAAAACAGGCGCAGAAAGCATCCCGATGCTTGAAAAGGCTATTTCTGCATTAGGTGACGATGTAGACGATAGTGACTACTGGAACGCCACAGAGGGCAATGCCAAACGCGCCTTGTATGGTCTGCTGGCGTTTGCAAAGATGCGTCCTGATGGCGTGTGGGATGGAGATTGAAGGGAGAAAGAAAAATGTCTTTGTTTGAAATTGTACTCGGTTTTGTTTTGACGACAATGATTGGTTTTGTGTTCGTTTCCCCGATTTATTTGCTCGAAAATATATAGTTTTTAGCACTTTGGACAAATACATAGACAACGTAATCTTGAAAGCCATTGCGGTTGTAGCAGTCAATGTTCTTTTCTTTCTCGTTGGGTTTGCGATCATCTTTAGCGTTTACGGTTATAAGTGTTGATAACACGATTTGAAGAAAGGACGGGCAATGGAAACCAGACCGATTGATGCAAATGCACTCAAATTTTATTTTTCTGATAGGCAGATGGAGTATGCAAGCGTGGATGAAGCTGATTACACATTTAACGCCTTAATGTTCGATGTGCTCGGAGACGTAATAACAGCTATTGAAAATGCGCCAACAATCGAGGTGAAAAACAATGGCTAATTATCCAGAATACCTTGAACGAAGCGCACTTATTGAAAGAATCAAGAAAGCATATTGCGATGGCTGCGAGAACTACAATGGAGTTAGATGCCGTGCTTGCGATATTGGCGATGCCATTGACGTTGTGGAAGATGCCCCGACAGCCTTAGAGCGTACCGCTAGATGGAGATGGATTGTACAGGATGATACGTTCACAAGATTCGAGTGTAGCAGATGCCACACAAAAAATCATCACACACGTTGGAACTATTGCCCGAACTGTGGAGCGAAAATGGAGAACGCGGATGGCTAACACCCTCTGGCATCCAGCAAGCGAACTGCCACGAGAGCGGACGCGGCCTTTGTTGCTTGCGACTAAGACAACGTGGCGTGATAAAGATGGAAAAATGTTGCAAGGAATCTCGCCGACAGCGTACTTTCTCGGCTGTTACGCAGACGGTCAGTTCTGGGATGAGATAGGCGAGAGACTACCGGATAACGTGACGGTCACACATTGGATGCGCATTTATGCGCCGGAGGGTTGACAGATATGAGACCGATTGATGCAGATGCGCTGCGCCAGAAGATTGAAAAATGCGCTTTGGACGCAGACAGAGCTAGTTCCTTTTCGAATCCCGATGGAGGAGCTTTCTACGATGAGGTTCTGGATGCTATTGATGCAACACCGACTATTGACCCGAACATTCAGTGTCCTGTGACGCATTGAATGACGTTTCCGATGGTATAGGAGGGCTTATGGAAAAGAATGTCGTTGTTACGCAAGATATTGTTGACGCATTCACGGCAGAAATGCAGGAAGCATACAAAAAGTACGGTGATGATGAAGAAATCGTTCACAGCATGATGGATGGCATCATGTGTGAAACCTTAGAAAAGCTGGGCTTTGCAAAAGGCGTGGAAATCTTCAACGAAGCGCCGAAATGGTATGCGTAAGGAGGATTAAAAATGGATAGATTTGAAGGATTAACAGAAGCGATGACCCAATGTGCTGCATCACTTGAACAGCTTGCAAATGCTATCAGACAGTCCGAAACGCAGTGCGGCTACATCAAGAAGAAGCACAATCGGCCTGTATACCGTAAAGGTGCAAAGCTATCTGAAGGTTGCAAACGAATTATGAGAACGAGAGAGGGATTTAGAAAGTGAAAAAACTTAAATTTCCTGAGGATTTCTTCGCATACGACAACCCAGACTGCCCCGACAAGGACATTGAAAAAGCCGTGAACAAGATGAAGAACTGGATGAAGGGCGAGACCTACAAGAGTAATCCTTGGTTCTTTATGGCTGCTGGCAACTATCTGATTGTCGGCTTGATTGCTGAGGATGGGCAGAAAACAATCTACGTTGCACGGCAATATTATGAGATAGTCAATATTCCGGGCGAAGGTTGGCTGCGTGAACCTGACGCTGAGCGCTTGTTTTGAGGAGGATTAAAGATGGAGGAACTTAAGAAATGTCCATTCTGCGGTGCAAAGCCGCCCAAAATAGGATTGTTTGGACACGGTATGACTTATTTTGTGATATGTAAAAGTTGCGGAGTAGAGACATCCGATGCGATTAGCAAAGAAAAAGCAATCGAAGCATGGAACAAACGCTACAAAGAGGACTGAGCATGGACAAAAAACGAGACAGCTTTACGTTTCAACGATACTACTTTGAAGCCATCTCCACACTGAAAAGTAAAGAGAAATTGGAACTCTACGATGCAATCTGTGCATACGTTTTTGAAGGAAAAGACGCAACTTTGAACTCAAAAAAAGCAGAATCTTGTTTCATTTTGATTAAACATCTGCTCGATAAAGAACGGAAAAGAAGCGATATTGCGTCAAAAGGATGGTCTACACGAAAGTCAGCTCATTCTCATATCATAAATGAGATGAAGGTCAGCTCATATATGAGCTCAAAGTCAGATGACAATGAACCCATTGTATCAACTGACAGTCATGTGAACGTCAAGACCTTGCCGGAGAGCGCAGTCAAGAAGAAACCTGACATCTTCTCCGACTTTGCTCATGGCGATAAAGCCCTGTTGGAATCCCTGCGAGAGTTCGCACAGATGCGTACAAGAATCAAGAAGCCTATGACAGACCGGGCAAAACAGATGCTCTGCAACAAGCTGGAAAAGTTTGATCGGCATGACTGGAAAGCCATTCTCGACCAGAGCATCTATGCCGGATGGCAGGACGTTTACGCATTGAAACAGGATGACCAGTACGAGCAAAGTACGGAGATGGAGTTTCCTAGACTATGACAATGGACGTTCAAACGGTATTTATCGGTGCGCTGATGATCTGCAAGCCGGGCGTTGTGGATGAAATCATACCAGACCTTGAACTTGACTTGTTCAGACCTGAACTGAGAGACGCTTTTGCGGCCGTTCAGGGCTATTGGACGGCTAGAGGAAAGATAGATATCGTCGAGATAAACACGCAGCATCCAGACGTAGCGCAGACGCTCTTGTCGTGTGTACAAACCTGTGAATCAGAGTGTGTACGAATTGACAGGGAGCAGATGCAGCGTTGGGCACAGCTTATCAGAGAACAAGCTGCACTCACTCGTGTGCAATGTCTGGCATTTCAGATGACCAGTGAGCTTACCGACTATTCTGATCTATCAGACATTTACCAGCAGATGGGCGAAGCAATGAGCCTGAAAGCTGAGGAAGAAGATGCGTGGACATACGAGGATGTGCTGAACGACTATGTGCTTCACATGGACGAGAAACCTGTGTACATCAAGACAGGCCTAGAGCGTCTGGATGAAGCACTACACATCTCACCGGGTGATTTCATCATCATCGGCGGTAGACCGTCTGCGGGCAAGACAGCCTTGTCCTTGCAAATAGCAGCAAGCATGGCAAAGCAGAACTACACCGTATACTATTTCAGCTTAGAAACCAGCAAACGCAAGCTGGGCGCACGTCTGATGGCTAATCAAATATACTGCCCTCTGGAGACGGTGAAAAATAAGGCGGTCAGCTTGAATGAGATTGACGGGCAGGCAAAGAACATGAAAATGCCCTTATATATCCGTTCCGCTGCCGGAAAGAACGTGGCGTGGATGAAGGCTCAGGCTCTGCGTAAAAAGGCTCAAATCATCTTCGTAGACTATCTTCAACTCATCCACGAAACAGGCGCAAAGGACAGATATGCCGCCATTACAGCCATATCCATTGCCTTACACGAGCTGGCGCAGACCACAGGCATTGTCGTGGTAGCTCTGGCACAGCTTAATCGAAACCCATCTAAGCCCGGAGCAACGCCTACTAACTCCGACTTGCGAGAGAGCGGACAGATTGAACAGGACGCAGATGCGATCATCCTTCTGTCCGGTGATAACCCAGACAAGTACCTGTTCCGGCTTAGTAAGAACAAGGAAGGAGAGATAGGTGACCTTCCCATTACGTTTAACAAGCAGATTCAACGATTCCAAGAGTACACTTGGATGGATTGAAAGGAGAAACACTGTGACTAGAAAGCGTTTTAAGAAATTGATGATGGCGCATGGATGGTCTGCCAGAAAGGCTGAAAAAGAATCCCGGTGGGCTATTCAATGGTGGCAAGCCAAAATTGTAAAGCAGCCGGATGATGACTGGAAATCACTCGACGCTTATATCAGCGAGTATTTAAAAGACTATTATCGGGTGAATGGCTCTTACGATGCACTCTATTACGTTCAAACTCAATTATAAAAATGCAGTGGCTGTCAGCAATGGCAGCCTTTTGCATATACGCACACAGAAGCCCTACAAACGCTTTTTAGCGTCAGACGGCAAAACTTATCGACCGAATACATAAAACGTCTCTGGCACGGCTCTACGGGGCTGTGAGTACATTGTAGAGGTCTACGACTATTGCAGGAAGAGAAAATGCAGTACATAACAGAAAACATTGTGAGTCCTCGATATAAAATTTACCCACGATTTCTTGATAAGATGAGCATTAGCGCAAATGCAAAGGTCATCTATGTAGACCTTCTTGATCGCTCGTTCACGTCAAGACATAACGGTAAAGAATGGGTCGACAGCAAAGGACGGGTGTTTGTTCGATGTTCCAACGCAGAAGCAGGGGACATGGTAGGGAAGAAGGAAAGGATAGCCAAAGAATACTTGAAAGAGCTGAAAGACGCCGGATTGATTGAATGCAAGCGCAATTATTCAAAATCCAACACGATTTACGTTGGGTATCCTGACGATGAGGAACTGTTCGATTATCAATCAGGCAATATATTGCCCAACTGTAACGACCATCAGGCAGAAAATTGCCTAACAATCGGGCAAAATAGTGCCCAACAATCGGGCAGAAAATTGCCCACTAGTAGATATATACATAGTAAATATAAACATAGTAGATTAGACGAGGGCGCTCCGTGCGCCCCTCAGTTCGAAGAGGTCAGCGAGTTCTTTATTGACAACGGAAGCACGACAAGGTACGCCAACCAGTTCATGCGGTATTACGAGGGACTGGGATGGCGAACGAAAAGCGGCAGTCCTATTATCAACTGGAAGCCAATAGCCCTTAATTGGATTGATCGAGAACGGGAGAAGCAGCAGACTGATGGGTCTGACTTCCAACGATTGTAAAGGTTCTTTCTCCCTACAACCCTCTATTTCCAAAGCTACACCGTTAGCCAACAGGGCAGACCGTAGGCGAGAACTGGCGTGAGGTTCGGATTGGTGGATGGTCTGCGACTATTCCAGACATGGAAAATTGATTTCATTTTGTAGGCGGTTGAATATGTACAAATGTTGCATTTACTATTCATAGCAGAATACTATGAATTGATTGCAATACCATAGTGCGTTACTGGGAATTAAATCGAGCAGGAACAGACAGAATCGGATGGTACGAGTTATTATACGAAATAATCAGTGATTATCGGGGGTAACTATATCTGTATACTATAATAAGTACGGCTATTATACGAAATAGGTATAACTAGCGGAGGAATATATTATGCGAAATTGGAACGAGAAACGATTTTTGGAGTGCTCGGATGACTTAGCGACTATCGCACCTCTCTTTCTCTAAAAGGCGAACGACTATTTCACACAAAAAATACACGACTATTTTACGATGGTTCGTAAGAAAATTCTATGACTATTACTCTGCGACTATCAGCGAGCTACTCGTTACTATACAATATATAGGACTTTCAAAAGCTAGTCGTCTGACGACTTTACGACTATTCCACGACTATTTTATTGGAGAAATTACGACTATTGGCTACGACTATTCCAGCTGGAACGCTACGACTATTGCTGACCTCTATTAGCTATCGGGCGAAAGCCCGAAAAGAGCTGCGGCGCAAGCCGCCAGTGGTTCCGCGCCGCCCGCCGCGCTCCTGCTGCTGGACTGCCCCGCCGGGCGTTGGAAGCATCGAGACGTTGACCCCTCAGCAGGTGCAGCACTTGCCAGCGATCCACACACGGCAGGAGCCGACCCCGCCGGGCTTGCATGGTCTGCGGTGTGCTGCACTGTCTGGCATGGATCTATAACAGGGGCACACCGTTGCGCCCTTATATACCTTATTATAATAGGGCGGCTGCGTTGACCTGTACGGCGTCCGGCGTGGCGCTGGTATCTCTGGTTATGCGCTGGAAGTGCTGCGGCGTTGTGATACGCTCCAGCGTGGCGCAGGCGGTATTATAGCCGCTTGTGTCGGTCTGGTATCGTTGGCGGTTAAATGGGTGTAATCGCAGGAAAAGCCATTGCAAGGCCTTGTGCGCTGTCTTGCTGTGTTGGCTGTTAAGTTGGCATGGACAGGCGCAAAACGTGCTGTAAACGTTTGTATGGGGCTGTATTGTAGCAGAGCAAAATAAAAGCCTTGCATCTACTGAGGGTGCAAGGCAAAAGAAAAGCCCGGCCACTTCTGACCGGGTGAAATGCTTCTTATTTGGATGCTTTGAACAGCGCAGAGAAAAACCAGAAAAAGAACAGGATGCAGGAAAATATCATTTTGTGTTCACCTCCCGGATGCTACCGATCTCGGCGGCGGTGTACACTTTGCCGTGATAGCTGCGGAAAAGGTGGATCCAGTCCCACGCGTCAGCAGTGGACAAAAAGACGTTGCCAGCGCTGTATAAACCGCCGTTATATTGGATATAGCCGGGCACGATATAGCCGGGTGTTTTTTTGGCTTTTGCCGTGTCGATCTCTGAGACGCTCCACACGCTGCACCCACGCACAACAGGGATATATACTTTATCGGGATAAATCATTGTTAAACCCTCCATCAAACCACGCTGAACCGTTTGTAAACGGTCTTTTTGCTGCACTCGGCGTAAATGTCCGGGTGCGCTGCCTGTAAAAGCTTGCTATCGAGTCGGACGCTCTGAACATCCTTGTAAATGGCTTTTGCCGTGCCCTGCACCATTTCCGGCGCGCCGTGCATCATGTCAATGATTTCAGCCTTTACAGCGTCGTTCATTGCTTCAAGCTCTTCAATTAACCGCTTGTTTTCGCGGTATGCGTTCACTTTTTCTTCAAACGTGGTCATTTTTATACCTCCAAAATTCCTTTATTAGTGAATAGCGTTCTAAGGTTGCGCCGCTCGTATTCTCTCCAATTCTCACCGATTGCGAGCGCTGAGTTTTGCGCCCAAAACGGAACGCCCGCCCGGTCAAGCTGATTAAACAGAAAATGGATTGTTTTGTCTGCCTTTTCTAAAAAACCGATGTCGTCCGGGTCTTTTTCCCTGCAATATGAGATCTCAGCCATCCAATATACAAGGGATTCTAACAGGCCGTATGCCTTTTTATTTGCCGTGTATGTCATTTTGCACGCCCCTCAGCTGTTGAGAAATGCAATCATAACGAGTGCACCGGAGATCACGCCGCCCACGTACCAGAGGGCTGCCCACTGGGTTGCATCAAGTACCAGCATATTACTGCACCCCCTTGCAATACAGGCTATTGGTGCGGCAGATAGTGCGGATACGGTTGCAAGCCTGATACAGTGCGCGGGCTTGCACGTCAAGCCACGTTTCCCGGCTGTTAGGGGCGTTCATGCCGCCGTCGGTGCGCTTGAGTTCGGACGGGGTGCAGACGCGGGCGGCAATATCGGCGTTATAGCACAGTGAGCAGCCGCCGTTGCTGTACTGCTCCCAACAGCTTGCACCGTTAAGCGCCCACTGTTCAAGCTCCGCGCCGTCAAGGGGCAGGCGCTCCATATTGTCCGCACTCTCCTGCACATCGTCCAGCAGGTCGAAAGCGTACAGCGTAACGGCCTTATCCCACGCGCTGCGATCGTGGCGGGCGTTGAGCTCTGCGCGGATGGTATCTGCAAGTGCGGTATAATCAATGGTCTTTTTCATGGTTTTTGTCCTCCTGTTTTGGTGTATTGTGGTTGTAGTCCATATTTATCTGGACTGATTATATTATATCCATATATATATGGATTGTCAATGCTTTTGGCAAAATATATCCATATAAATATGGATAAAAATAAACGTCCGAAATTGTACACTTTGCCGGACACATTGCAGGCAGTCCAGCATCCGCCGCCGTCCCGATCTCCCTGCGCAGCGTGTCCAGCGTTTGGGTGTGTGTGTCGGTGCGTGGCTTGCTGTGGGCGGTCTGGCTTGCATCTGGCACGGTCTGCGCTGCTGCCTGTGCTGTGCAGTCTGTCCGGGTGCGCTGGGGCCACCTGGGGGGAATTGGGCCAGAGGCCCGGGTGGGGGTGGTGAGTCCCGTCTCCTCCGACCAAAATAAAAAAGGCACTTTCTTTGCCAAGACCCACCCTACCTTCACAAAACGAAACCCATCTGATTGTGCAAGTCTCCAAAAATTTCCCGCAAAAACAAAAAGACCCCTACAAAGGGTCTGTGTTCTGTGCTATACTTGCCTTACAAGCCTTGAAATGGAGGAATCTACAATGAATCAAAAGAATGATAAGAATAAAGAAAGACGCGAAAAGAACGAAAAGATTTCCGCTTCAATATGGGGCATCATTATCGGCGCGGCTTTTTTGGTTTTTGGCGTGTATCTTATGGCACATGGTATTTCAAACGTTATATAAAATTCTGGCCAAAGAAGGGAAGAATCAAAAATGAGAAAGAAAATCATTGCGGCGGCTCTAATAGCTGTCGTACTTTTAATGTCGCCTTTATGTGCAATAGCTGTCGGAAAGCCGAATGAGATTGCATCCCCTGCTCAACTAGAAGAAACTAACGAAGAAGGAACTGTTAAAATTAAGGAATCCCATAGTCACCTTGAAACCAAATACGAGTACGGTAAAACGAGATACTATGTCTACTACGCTGTACTGGTTGAGAATACGTACCACGATTATGCCGTTGATTTTGTATCTCTAAAGGCCTCTGTTTTTGGTTCTGATGGTTCAGTATTAAAAACCGATGAACAAATCCTTGACTGGATTGCAGAGGGAGACTCTTATTGGTACGCTGGATATGTGTCGTTTGATTCCGAAGGGATTGCTCCAGCCAGAATGGAATACACTATTAGTGCGGATGAGTGGAATTTTCACAAAGCGAGCGCATCCAATCAGGTTATTCGTGCTGGTGAGCTTTCTGTCACCAATGTTTCTAAACGCGGCTCTGGGTATGATCTGCGTTACACAGGTCAAATTACAAACAATAGCCAGTTCACGAGCAACTGGATAAAAGTTATCGTCATTTATAAAATGAAAGACACCGAAGGGAACGAAGTTCCTGTGGGTGGCGATTACACATACATAACCGATGCACTTCCGTCTGGGCAAACAACAACATTTGAACTTTACCCATCGTCCGGTTTTGTTGGATATAGCTCCTACGAAGTCATTGCTTTGCAGGATTGACCTATAACACAAAAAGCCAGCGGCTAGATTTTCTCTAACCACTGGCTTTTCTTATAGGCTGTTATGCGTTTCTACGGATGCTTGCGTAGAGCAGACGGAACGTCTCACGGCCTTTCGGCGTTACCCTGGTCTGTACGCCACCGTGCTTGTTCTTCTGGTTGCAGTATTCCTTGACTGCAAACAGGCCGTCACCCTTGCCAGCTTTCGGCAGGATGCCCTTGCTCTTGTCACGGTAGATGTAACCGTCAGAAATGAGCATCTTGATGAACAGGCGTTCAGGAATACGCAGTTCCTTTGCGGTAGAGCGGAAGTTGGTAGACACGTTCCACGCCACGAGGTCGTCAAAGTAGTCTGCCTTAGGCTGCATCTCCTCGTTCTTCTCACAGAGTTGCTTGTTCTGCGTCTGCAACGCTGCGCTCTTTTCCTTTTCGGCCTTCATGTTCTGAATCAGCCCGATCACGAAGTCCGGGTTGGCAATAGCCGTCTCCAACAGGTTGTCGGTCATGTACATCCCATGCTTACGGATGGATGGCAAGACTTCGTGAGTAACCCAGTGCTTGAACCGCTGTGCACTTTCCAGCTTGCTGCTGAAAATCAGACTGTACAGGCCAGATTCGTTGATGATGATGATAGGCTGCTTGCCACCGGGGGTGTCCATTTCGTTCACCCCTCTGTCCTGTTCGTCAACGTGGTCACGGATGGCTTTCTGCGGGTTATTGTAACCCAAAGCCACCGCAATGTCCTTTCCAACAAACCAAGGGTCATCGTCAATGAGCATGACACGGATTTCGCCAAACTCGGCGTTGTTAAAGATTTTGATGTTCTCAGACAAAGAAAGTTGCATTAAAAAGCTCCTTTTCACTTGTGAGAGAAGCAATTTTCTGCTATAATAACGGCGAGAGAATGCTTCTCTCAGGGTTTACATGATACGTTCGCTAAAGTTTGCCGACAGCAGCGAGCGTATCATTTTTCGTTTTCATCGGGCATCGGGTACTTCTCAAGGTAGGCATCGCGGACGGCCTGTGACAGCGATACGCGGCACTTCTTGCAGTGCTCTACCAGCAACTCATACTGACGATCAGTGAAGCCAACGGCTACCTGATGGCGGTATGCTTCGATGTAAGGACTTCTTGCCATGTTCTTATCTCCTTTCTTTGAGGTGCATTAAGTGTAATCGCAAAATGTAGTAAAGTCAAGCGGGAATAGACCCACGAAACACTACATTTAGTGTTCGTTCATCTTGACAAACTACTTTCTACGTTTTGCACAAAACTCAGTCCTTATTTTTGGCTGATCCCGCTTCGTACCCTGCCCGATAGTTCAGTTCGGACAGCTTACCCAGTGCTTCGGCGTACTCTCTGTCCTCGTTGGTCGGCTCTTTGCCGTGTGCGAGGGTTTTCAGAAATTCTTCGGTTTTCGTGGGAAAGTTCATGTTTTTTTGCTCCTAACTCTTGCGGAGAGCAGCCCTTTTTGGTATAATAGATTCCGAAAAGGGAGACTGCCCCCTTGGTGGTTGCAGGTTCTCGTTTCGTGATGTGGATAAGCTATCAGTGGCTTCGTGGTGGTTGCGGCTGGTAGCTTATTTTTTTTTTTTATGCCTTGATGTTCTCAACGTAGGATGCTACCCACTCGATACCCATGCGGATAACATCGACCTTTGAGATGCCCAATGCCTTTGCGCTGCTCTCCATGCTTGCGATCTGGCTCTCTGTGAGCCGAGTGCTTATCATGCGCAGCTTATCACGTTCCGAGGTTTCTGCTCGTCTTGCCAAGCCTATCACCTCGCTTTCGCTGAAACAAGTATAAAGCGTGAAAATATGCTTGTCAAGACCCAAAGTTTTACGGAAATGAAGTTTGGCAGAATTACTCCTTATTATAGTAAATTTTCTACCTGATTGTGATTAACTAAGTAAACATCCTTATACTACTCTAGTATGTATAAATACATACTAGAGTATATTTATATATAATATAAGCGCAAGCAAAGAAAGTCCAGAAATATCTTGACATCCAGAAATATCTTGATATAATAGAATCAAGAAAGGATGGCGAAGAAAAATGACGGCAAGTGAAGCGATAAAGGAAATTTTGAAATTGAAGGAATTGAACCAAGCGAAGTTAAGTGATATGCTTGACATTCCGCTTAAAACCTTGAATGAACGTCTAAGGCACAAAAACATTAGTGTCAACAAACTGGATGAAACACTAAGGGTTATGGGATACAAGATTATGGTAGTCCCTCGTGAGACAAAAGTCGAAAATGGGTTTGACATCAAGTGATGGGTGAAAAAAATGCGTTACTTCTTAGCTAGAGTGTCTAGTAAGGAGCAAAGCCTTGCAAGACAGCTTAAAATCGCACGAGATCGGTTCGACATCCCAGATGAGAATGTATTTTGTGATAAAATGACAGGCAGCAGCTTTGATCGCCCGCAATATAAACGATTGAAAGAGACTGTCAAGGCTGGGGATGAAGTCATCGTTAAGGAATTTGACCGATTCGGGCGTGACAAAGACGAAATGAAGCGAGAACTTCAATGGTTCAAAGAAAAAGGCGTGATTGTTCGCATTCTCGACATTCCGACCACGCTTATTGACTTCCAAGACCAGACATGGGTGCTAGAAATGGTAAACAACATCCTTATTGAGGTTTTGGGCGCAGTAGCTGAACAGGAGCGCAAGAAAACCAAGCAGCGTCAGGCAGAGGGTATAGCTGCCATGCCCATTGTTGATGGCAAAAGAGTGTCGGCGAGAACAGGCCGTAGCTTCGGCAGACAGGAAAAGCAAGTTGACGAGCAGCAGTTTGAAAGCCTATTAAAACAACAGCAAAAAGGCGAAATTACCGTGAAAGAGTGCTGCAAGCAGCTTGGTATTGGAAAATCTACTTGGTATGAACGTGTCGAAAGATACGCAAATAAAAATAGCGGCAGCCCAACCACAAGCCACCGCTAAGAGTACACCAAACCAACCAAAACAGGAAAAAGAATGGTGCAACCATAGTATACCATTCTTTTGGAGGAACATCAATATGAGTAAGAAACAAAAGATGGATTTAACTGAAAAGCTAGAAAATATTCATGGCGGTAATTTGATTGTTCAAGATGGAACAACAAAGCTGCGTTCAATTTTTGATTTTGTGAAATACGAAGAATTGTTTGCTTTTGTTGAAGGATGCAAATTAGCAAACTCCATTCTGATTTTTGAAAATGAAGGATTGACCATTAAACCAACTGAATCAAACTTAGGGCAGAATATCCAGTTGGCTATGTATGCCAGCATTTGCGAAGATAGCACGATGGTAAAACAATATCTTGATTACATTATGAAAATTGGTTGTGATGGCAAACGTGAGCCGACATTATACAAAGAATGACGCTGCCAAGCAGCTTGGTGTGACCCGCCAGACATGGTATCGGATTGCTGAACAGAGAAAGGCTGGATAATATGCATGGAGAAGAACTGATTGTTAAGAATGGTAGCATCACGCTGCGGTCTATGCTTGATTTTGGCGGATTCCTTGAAATCAAGCAGTTCTTGGAAGTCTGTCGCTATGAAAACTGCACCGTGACCTTTGTAAACGAGGAACTTGTCATTTTCCCGAATGAATACGATGCTGCTAAAGATGCTCTCGTTTTTATTTACGGCACATTGGCAGAAAGACACAGTATTATTGAAAAGTATCTTCGTTACAAGTTGATGCTTGGGGATGAAGAGCCAAAGCCTACTTTATATAACCAGTGAAAGGAGTAGCTCATGGACAACAAAGCTGTGGAAGTTCCAGAGTGGTGGAGTGAAGAAGATATTCGTGTTTTGACTCAAATGATGAACGGAGGAAGCCTTTTGGACATTATTCAATGTGCAGAAGAATGCCGAAAGTCTACATGGGAGAACAGAGATTTTTGCGTATATAAATTAGTTCGTGCTGCCATCAAAGCAGCGGAAGGAGTTTGAAAATCGAGTCAATAAAGAAAATTTCTAAAACAGCATTATAAAACCGAATTGGAAAGGAGAACTCATTGAAAACGATTGACGGAAAATATGCATCCGCAAAGGTGTTCACAGACAATATCGAAGACAAGGCATCTGAGCAAATTCTGACGCTCTGTAATCAGAGCTTTGTTGACGGATGCAAAATTCGCATTATGCCAGACGTTCATGCTGGTTCCGGGTGCGTAATTGGGTTTACGGCAAACTTGGGCAAGAAAGTCATTCCAAATATTGTCGGCGTAGACATTGGCTGCGGAATGCTTGTCGCTGAACTTGGAATTGAACACATCGACCCGAAAAAGTTAGATAAAGTAATCAGAGAACGAGTTCCGGCTGGAATGAATGTTCACGAATCGCAGAAAATGTCGGATTCTTTCCTTAGCCAACTTGACTGCAAAGACAGCTTGCACAATGTTGACTGGATTCTTCGCAGCATGGGTACTTTGGGCGGCGGTAATCATTTTATCGAGCTGGACGAAGATGAAGAGAAAAACCAGTACCTTGTTATCCATACTGGAAGCCGAAATCTTGGAAAACAAATCGCAGAGTATCATCAAAACGTAGCTATCTCAAATATTAAAGGAAAGAACAAAAGAAAAGACGCTACGGAACGCGTGATTGCAGAACTGAAAGCGCAGGGTCGTGAACAGGAAATCTCGCAAAAAATCAAAGAGCTAGCTATTCGGTTCCCTGATATTCCAAATGAGCTTTGCTATCTCGAAGGTGAAGAACGCGATTCTTACCTTAATGATATGCGGATTTGTCAGGCTTTTGCGAGGATGAACAGAGCAAGAATTATGCACACCATTTTAGATGGTGTTGGAATCAATTCTATGCTGACCCATGCGTCCTTCTTTGAAACTGTTCATAACTATATTGATGAATCGGATGATATTATCCGAAAAGGCTCTGTATCCGCTAGAGAGGGTGAGAAGCTGATTATTCCTCTTAATATGAGAGACGGAAGTCTTATCTGCGTTGGTAAGGGCAATCCTGATTGGAATTTCTCTGCTCCGCATGGTGCTGGCAGACTATATAGCAGAACAGCGGCTAAAAAAGCATTCAGCGTTGAGGAATACCAAAAGCAGATGAACGGAATTTATACTACGTCAGCCGATGAATCCACGTTGGATGAATGCCCGATGGCATATAAGCCAGCGCAGGAAATTATCAACGCAATCTCTCCAACCGTTGATATTGTAAAGCATATTAAGCCGATTTACAATTTCAAAGCTGGAGAATAAAACCAAATATTTGATTTTTGTGCAGTTGTAGGCACTCTTTACATTTTCAGGTAGGGGGTGCCTATTTTTTTATGCAGCCAAAACAGTGTATCGCTATCATTGACAGCATCAAAGCGTATGCAAAACAGAATCCGACCGAAGCACAGGTCTATGAGGATTGGTTTCAGGCGGTGGTGAACCTGAGAGACGCCCAGCCACAGGACAAGCGGTTCGATGCCTACAAATACTCTGGTGAGTTGCGCTCTGTCTGTGCAGCCATGATGGGCAAGATGAAAACAGGCGAGGACGTGGCGAAGCTCTATGACATTATCGGTCGGACGTACCTGTTTGAAGCAAAGGATGTGTTCGATAGCTATTGCATCTATCTTGAATGGAATCGTGCGCCGGAGAAGAAGTTCTACCAGCCTAGACGCAGGGTTTTGAAAGTGCTGGCAGATGACCTAGAGGACTTGTTTTATAAGCGGATTGACTTCTTGGGAGTTAGTCTACCTGCTCGCGTTGGAAAATCGACTCTATGTATTTTTTTCATCACATGGCTGATGGGCAACCGCCCTGACGTTGCATCGGTTATGAGCGGACACTCCGACAAGCTGACCAATGGCTTCTACGGCGAAGTGCTGTCCATCATCACTGACCCTGTGACCTACAACTGGGGCAAAATCTTCCCTGACGTTCAGCTTGTGGATAAGAGTGCAAAAGACGAAAGCGTTGACCTGAACCGAAAGAAGCGCTTCCCCACTCTGACCTGCCGCTCTATTGGCGGCACGTTGACTGGTGCTGTTGAAATCGGTGAGGGCGGCGTTCTGTACAGTGATGACTTGATTGAGGACTTAGAGGAAAGCCTGAACGTTGAGCGTCTGAACAACAAGTACGATGCCTACCTGAACCAGCTGAAAGACCGTAAAAAGCAGGGTGCATTAGAACTGATGGTCGGTACACGCTGGAACGTGCTTGACCCTCTGGGGCGCATCCAGAACCAGTATGCAGACAACCCGAAGTACAGATTCCGGGTGATTCCTGCGGTGGATGAGAACGGACACAGCAACTTCAATTATGACTATGGCGTCGGCTTTGACGATGCCTACTATGCTGATATGAAAGCCAGCATTGACGATGCAACATGGTGGGCAAAGTATATGGGCAAGCCCTATGTGCGTGAAGGTCTGCTGTTCCCTGCCGATGAACTGCGGTATTTCAACGGCGTTCTGCCTGACGGTGAGCCTGATCGCAAGCTTATGGTCATGGATATTGCATGGGGCGGCGGTGACTTTACCGCCTGCCCTATCGCTTATGTGTACGGAGATGCTGTGTTCA